GATGTAGTTACTGAAGATGTAGTTACTGAAGATGTAGTTACTGAAGATGTAGTTACTGAAGATGTAGTTACTGAAGATGTAGTTACTGAAGATGTAGTTACTGAAGATGTAGTTGCTGAAGATGTAGTTGCTGAAGATGTAGTTGCTGAAGATTTAGTATTTCCTGATGATGAAGGTTTTGACCTATATAGAAGCGACATCAACTATGATACATTAACGGATAACGAGGTTGTTCTTGATGAGAATGAAGCTGCGTATATGGAAAAACTTATTCAAAAAAGAATAGCTTTAAGTAAAATGCCAGACGTTGGAAGTTCAAATGCAGATGGGCGAGTAGAAATATTAAAATCTATTGCCAATGACAGCACTCTTACGGACAAAGAAAAAAAGGCTATATATAGAAGATATAGATATATAGATGACCTTCATCATGATTATTTAGGTGATTTTAATAATTCTCCATATCAGATAAAAGCTAGAGAAATTTTAAAGTCTAATATGACTATACCTGAAATGGATAAAGCATTAAAAGATGCTGTTGATACATTAGATAGAAAAGAAAAAAAAAAAATCCCGCTAACAAAACCAGTGGATGATAGTATAGCTGTTTTAGAAAATTATGAAGGCTTTATAAACGGAAGTCCTACTGCTGATATTTTTACTAAATTAATTAAAGATAAAACATATTTTCTAGGAGCTAAAGGAACAGGTAATTGGACTATGAAAGATGAAAAAAATGTGCAAACAAGTGTAGATAGTATCGATTGTTCTGGAGCAATATGTACTATTAGAAATGCACAAGGAGGTAAATACGATCTTAATTACACTAATGCCAAAAAGTTTGTGGAGTTAGCGAAACAAAGAAATATTCCGATAGAATCAGCTAAAGATGGTAACCTAATACTTATGAATGTTGATGGGGATGGTATTGATCATATTGGTTTTATTGTTGTTGACGAAAATGGAAAAAAATACATAGCAGAGTCTTCTAGTTCGTATGGAGGAACAACAATAACGGAATTTGATAAGAGAATTGCAGACCTTACAAAAAGAAAACCAGAATTTAGTTACGAAATTGTATCAGATACCAAACAAAAATAATGGATAAAGTAGAAAAGTTATACCAGTTATATTTAAAAGAAGGAATGATTTCTGAAGCAATTTCTTTAGAAAGATTTAGAAATATTACTCCAGATCAACAAGCTTCTATATTGGAGGTATCAAGAAAAAGAAAATTAATTTCTCCAGAAACATCTTTAGAGTCTTTTCAAAGTATCTGGGGAAATACAATGCCTCAAGAACAGCAAGTTATTAAAGCTCCTGAAGTTGTAGAGAATAATTCATTTTCTGGTAATTCTGACATTCAAGCAAGTTCTGGTGCTTTTCCAAAAGTAGATAAAGAGGCTATGAATTCTGATTTAATTAAAGAAGAAACCTCTGAAACTGTTACAGAAGGTGTTGAGTATGATGCAAGAGAAGATGAAAGCAGTGTGTTTAGGGAGAACATTATTATTGATAAAAACGCAACTCCTTTAGAGCGATCTTTAGCTTTTGTAAATGATGATTTGTTTAAAAGAGACGAAGGGCCTGTTGTTGAATTGTTAGACTATCATTTTCCATTTGAAGAGTATGGTTTCAAATTTGAGGAAAGTGGGATTTTGGATAATGTTACAGTAACTGCTCCCGATGGAGTTACTAAAGAAACATTTGGTATTGATTCTGGAGGAAAATTATTTTCATCATTTCAAGACAACTCTGAAGAGTCTAGAAAACTTAGAGACTTTATAAGAAATAATGCTGATCAAGAGAAAAGAGACGAAGAAATTACTAAAAAGTATTTTTCGGTAGAGGCGATGAATTTTGACATAGATTTTTTTACAAAACAAAACAAACAGCTTACAAAAAATGCTACTGATTATTTTGAAAGAAAAAAAATAAATGAAGCTGAACTAACAAGAATGAGAAACTCTCCAGGCACATTTACTCAACAAGAGTATGATCTGCAAATTATGGAGAAAAATTATCTTAGAAATCAAGAGAATGTATTAAAAGATCAATACGAACAGTTCCAGGAAACAGCAGGTCAGTTAGACTTAACTACTGGTAACTATGTCTTAATGAAAGAGAAGCAAGGTGAAGTAGTCACTACTGCTATTGGTGGCGCATACAACAAGTTTTTAGAGGGTACAAGCAGTATAATATCTACAGGTATTGGATCAGGACTAGATATATATTACGAGGCAGCACAAGCAGCGTATGGCAATGATTATGGTTATACTGAAGAGGAGTATAGAGATGAATTTATAAGGGTTTACGAAGGGTATAAAGGATTAGAAGTTCCAGAATCAGCAAAAGAATCTAAAGAAGGGTTTGAGAAATGGACAGCAACCTTAAAAGATAGCGATGTTGATAGGGTTAAAGCTTCAGCTACTACAGCATCTAAAAGAGATGGTGTCAGAATAAACTATGATGCAGAAGGTCAGGTTATTGGTGAGTCAACTCACAAAATGAGAGCAGAAACCGATGGCAATGGAAATTGGTTTGCATTTCCTACATTATTTCAAAACGAAGATGGAAGTTGGGATGACACATATGAGAAGCAGATTGAAAAATCTGAAAGAAATTGGAAGGGCGCTTATGAAGAGGCTAAAAAAAGAGGTGAGCTTGTAAGTTTTGGATCGGATGAAGAGGCGGCACTTGCGTATGCAGATGGTTCTTGGAAAGAAAATTACGGTGCAAAACAAACAGCTACATTGGCCTCAGCACAACCTACAGGAGACTTAGAAGGTAATATGTTTACTGGTCAATATAAGGTTGTAAAAAACGATCCTAGATTACAAAACCTTAATTTTGATCAATACGACATAGCAAAAGGTGTAAAAATTCCTTTTGAATCAACTAGTATGATTGGCCAACCATTACTTCAATGGAATAGTCCTGAAGTGTGGAGTAAAGAGGAAGATGATTGGGTAAAAGCTCCAGGATCTTTTGGGGAGTCTAATGTTTTTGATCAGGTTGATGCTTTAGTTGGAGACCAGAAAATAAAGGGTAAAAAAAATGCTGTAAAAGAAATCTCAAGAAACCTTCTTGTTGAAACTATTGGCGCAGACAACGTAAGTAATCAAAGAATTGAGGCTCAGATGAATCAAGGTGGAGCAGCAGGTATTTTTGCAACTGGATATTACGGAGCATTTGAATCTGTACCAGCTTTATTACCAATGATTTATGGTGCAGTTAAAAATAGAAAATTAGTAAAACCTAAAGGGCCAGCAGGTAAAAGTTTAAAAGCTATTAAAGGTAGATTAATTCAATCTTTAAAAAACTATGCTACTGATGGATATCGCCAGACTTCTTTATTAGCCATGGCAGCTCTTCATTCAGACAAACTAAATGAGCAAATGGAAAATAACCCTGAGTTTGAGTGGGTTACTGAAAATGAAAAAAAAGCTCTTATTCTACCATTAGCTACCACTTCAGCTATCTTAGAAACTTTAGGGTTTAGAATGCTTTTAAAGGGTACTTCTGGTACAAAAATATTAACTGGCATTACTACTGCTGCTTTAAGGCAATTGCCAAAAGGAGCAACTCCTGCAATGTTTAGAAGAGCAGTAGTTAATATAATGGACAATCAGTTTACAAGAAGAGTTGGTAAAACTGGTGTTGCTAAATTTATTAACAGAGCAACTCCTGGTGTGTTAGCAGAGGCTGAAACAGGTTTTTTTCAAGAATACACCGATATTGAAGGGAAAAACATATATAATGCTTTTAAAGGTAAGGAACTATTTAAAAATCCTGAAAGATGGTCTGAAGAGTACTGGACTCAAATAGGTAAAGCCGCAGGAGCAGAGGCTGTGGGTGGTTTTGTTTTGGGAGCGCCAAGTTCTATAACCGCAGCATTTACCTCTAAACAAAAAATTACTGAGGTTAATGAAGAGATGATTACGTTGTTTGACAAAATTTTTGTAAACAAGAATAATAGTCAAGATGATGCGGCTACAGCAATAAAAGCTTATGAGGCTAGTGTTCAGCAGAAAATGGATGAAGGTCTTATAAGCAGATCTCAAGGCGCAGATATGCTTAATGACTTTAGAACTTTACAGGCTGCGGCTACAGATGCAAATATAGCTACAGATTTAAATGAAAAACAAAAAGCTAAAGCCATAGAGTTGTTTTTCCAAAAAAGACAGCTAGAGGTTAAAATGTCTCAAACAAACAAAAACCTTCCAGAGTATCAAGAACAACAAGAAATGCTTGAGCAAATTGAGTACAGCATTTCTTTGCTAGGAAAAAACCAGGCAGATCAACAGTCTCAAAGAGAGATAGAGGAGCAAGGGATTGAAACCTATGTTGAGGTTACAGAAGAAGAGGTAATGGAGGCTTTAAAACAGGATGGCATTGAAGCTCCAACTGAGCAACAAAAGATAGATAAATCAGACGAACTAAAAAAAACAAAACAAAATGGCTTACAAGAGCAAAGCACAGAGGGAGTGGTTCAGGAAGAATCTGCCGAAGGTGGCGGAGAGGTGGGACAAACTGTACCCAGTAACGAGCAATCTACCAACGAGAGTACAGAAGAAACCGAAACCAATATTGAAGAGACAGCCGAAGAGGAAGTAAGTCCTGAAGAAAAAATAGACTACAAACAGCAAGAAGTTGAAGAAAGAAAAAACCTTTCAGCGCTTCAGCAAAAAGGTAGAGATTTAAAAATATTAGGAAAAAAACTAAGCAAAATATACGGAAATTTAATAACTGGTAAAACACAAGGTGATTTACAGGATAAATATGAGGCTGCTTCTGTTTTAAAAGAGAATGACAAAAAAATAAGCGAAAACGAAAAAGCTATAGATAACTCTAAAAGAAATATTCAAAAAATTAAAGCTGAAGCTAAAGAAAAAGCTAAAGCAGATAAAAAAGCTAAAAGAAAAAAAATAGAGGTTAAACCTGAAAAGGGGTTATCTGTAACTAAAAAGATTGAACAAAGATTAAAGACTATTTCAAACCTTATAGGTCAAAAGAAAATATTAAATAGATTAAAAATATTTGAAAAATCTCCTCTTCCTCAAAATTATTTTAATCTTGGAAAAACAGAGGTAGAGCTGGTAGATGGTACTACTGTGAAAGTAAAAGATATAATGGATATGTCTTTTAAAGAATTTACAAACTTTGTAGATGGTTTAAATAAATCAAAACCTAAAGTAGAAGAAAATTATGAGAAATCATTAAAAGGATTGTCTTTAAAAGCATTAAAAGGTCTTAAAAATAGTGTTATTTCTAGTATAAATAAAGGTGAAAAAGAAGTTAGAGAGTTAGGTAAGAAATTTCTACCTAATTATAAGGGTAAATTAACTAAACAAGATAATGATAATTATACTGCTGCTTCAAATAAAATATTTAATTTAAAAAATAAACTTGATTTAATTAATAAGGCTATTAGTAAAATAGAATCAGAGCCTAAAGCAGAGCCTAAAGCAGAGCCTAAAGTAGAGCCTAAAGCAGAACCTAAAGTAGAGCCTAAAGTAGAAGAAGAAGTTGCTGAAGATGAAGAGGTAGATCAGCAGACAAAAGATGACCTTGACGAGTTTTTTGAAGGGCAATCTACAGAGCAAACAAAGTCTGAGCCTTCAATTAGTTTAAACCGATCTAAGGGTGAATTAAGATTATCTAAAACAGATCCAGTTAAAATAATCAAGGCTGTAAAAAAAGCTGCCAAAGCAATGATTAAAACTTTTCCTAGTGTAAAGTTTGTTTTGCATGATTCAACAGAGCTGTTTAGTAAAGCTACAAAAGGAAGAAGAGGTAGAGGTTATTTTGATCCAACTACAAAAACCATACACATAAACATGGAGACTGCTTCTGTGATTAGTGTTGGTCACGAGGTAACTCATGCTATTGCAAACCATCTCATATCTACAGATGCAAAGGCAGAGGTTGTTTTTGATAAAGTTTTATCTAGTTTACAAAGAATATTAAAAGGTACAAATCCTGAGTTATTAGAAAAAGTAGAGAAATTTTCGAAAAGGTATTCAGACAAAACATTAAGAAGTGAAGAGGCGGCATCTGAATTGATGGGTATCTTATCTGAAAACTGGAGTAAACTAAGTAGACCAAAAAAGAACAAGATTATTGATCTTTTAGATCGTTTCTTCAAAAAGTTACGTATACCATCTCCTTTTAAAAACAACCTAAATAAAACTGATGAGGCTGTACTTGAATTTTTCAACACTGTTTCTAAAAAAATAAGAGAGGGAGAGTCAATAGCTATTGAGGATGTCAGTATTTTATCGGAGTTAGCCACTGAAGTTGAAGCCGAAGGAACTAACCCTATAGGTAATCCTACCGAAATAAACCCACCAAGAGCAGGGAGAGAAAGTAAAATTGACTTCAAAGATTCCTATGATATGTCTTTGGTTACTCCTAAAAATAAAATAAACTTATCATCTTTAATAGAAAATATAATTAGTAATGATCAGAAAGTTTGGTTTTGGGTAGCTGATCAATTAGGTTTAGGAGATGGCATGGATGCAGGCCCTAGCTTTGCTTTGCAGCCTGAAAACATAAAGAAAAAAGCAATATGGGCTAGTGGGTTAGATAATAAAAAATTAGAGAGAAACATTAGTGCAGCTGATTTTATATTTATTATTAGTGGCTCTCCAGAAACTAGTAAACTATTCAACAAAAAAGTATTTGATAAGTATACTGATATCTTGGGTGATTATAACTCGTTTAAAAAGAAAGCATTAGAAACTAATCCTGTTAAGGCTATTAGAGAAACTTTACAAGAGTTTGATAGCTGGGCCGCAATGAGAAAAAGTCCAAAAAGAAAAACTTTTTTAATAGCGGTAAATGTGCAATCGACAAAGCCTAACACTAAATTTCATAAATTAGTAAACACATTAGGAGGTTTTGTAGACCTTCAGTCTTTAAGAGATGGTTTTTACAGAGAAAATAATTTTGTTCAAAATGATATAATGTTGGTTTTAAAACCAACAGGTATAGGTGAAAAATCTAACCACTCTACATATTCTACAGATATATTAGGAGAGGTAGTAGGTGTTCCTGATATTAAATTAAATGCAGAGGAGATAATGCCTCAAGAAATTAAAGATAAAATAAAAGGTAAAAATGTCGCTGAAAAAACTTCAAGTATAGCTCCTTATGGTGGAGCAGTAGGAACTGCGGTAAAGAATATAACCAAACCTTCTAGAAAAGGTAGAGAGCAACTTCCAACACTTCAAGAAGTAGAAAGTAGAATAACTAACCGAGCAAGATTCATGAAGGTAGTTGAAGACTATGGCATGAAAAAAGAAGGGTACATGAGTTATAAATCAGATCTTGGGCCACTACAAAGAGCAGTTAGAGAATATGGCTTTAGAATAGAGACCAGGTATATAACTGAAGGAAAACGAAGAGGTACGCCAACTGGATACTTTCTTACTACAGGTAGAAATGCTGAAGGATTTCCTGTAATGTATAACCCTAAATTAAGAGAGTTAAAAACATTAGAAGATCAAAAACCTAAAAGAAAAGGTAGAGAGCAAATGCTTGACAAAGAAAGTGAAGCAATTAAAATTGTAATGCTGGGTAGAGAAGAGGGTGGATTTACTGATTCAGAAATAAAATACTACTTAAAAAAGAGAGGCTTTAATGCTAAAGATATAAAAATAGCATTAGCTATTGATCCTGAATTGTTTCCTTCATTTCCAAAAAGCTTTGGTAATGTAATTGGTGGATTTAAGAATGGAGTAAAGTTATTGGCTAAAATAAATAAATTCCATAAAAAAGTAATAGAAGACAATAACAACAAAAAGAAATATAAGCAGGAAAGTCTTAATAAATTAGTAAACAAGACTATTGAGTATATGTATACTACACCTGAATATAAAGCTTTAGGAGTAAAAGGTAGTAGAATGACATCTAAACAACAGGCTTTAGAGGTTGATTTGTTAGATTACTTATCTCCAGGAATTAAAACTTTTAATGGAGCAAGAGTTCGCGCTTTAAATAAGCAGATTAGAAACACTAAATTTAGTGAGAAAAATTTAAAAAGAATTCAAAGATCTTTAAGGTTGTACATAAGAACTGTAATGCCTAGAAATTTATTAGGTAAAGCTGCCTATATAAAATTAATAGACAAAATAAATGCAGTAGACGAAACTAATTATGATGCTGTTGTTGCTGAAATTACCGATATAGCTACAGAATTGGCTAATAAAAACCTAAATAAATCTATACTAGATATTTTAAATGAAACCTTTACAGAAATTCAATCAGGCAGGCTTAAAGGTGTTAAGGTAAGTCAAGAGGTTAAAGATAGAATATATAAAATAGCTCAAAACACTATAGGTTATGTTCCAGGGAAGAAGGGAAGTCAAGGAAAAATTCCAAATAAAGACACTGCTAAAAACTGGGACATTACTAATGAAGATATGGTTGCGCACTCAGAAATGTTAAGGCAAAAAATTAGAAGTCTTGAAACTGAAACCGTAATAATAAATGGAGAAAAGGTACTTGTCAACAAAAATTTTACAACTAAAGAGGCACGAGAAATTTCAGATTTAGCTGTAGCGCTTCAGTACAGCGAAGCTTTAGTTAGCTTTGCAAATAACGATCCTTTACAGACAAATGCACTTGAGCAGGTTTTATTTAACTTACAACAACTGCAAGAGTTTGGTATTTCTGGATTACAACTACAACTTTTAAGAAACGCAACAGCGTACATGAACAACGCCATAAATATATTGCAAGATATGGGCGTTATTATTAATCCTTTAAAAGAACTTGAAGCTGAAGGAAAAGAGAATATTACTCAAGACGATGTTCTTAAAAAGTTTAAAGAGTTAAAAGAAAAAATACGAATTGATGCTGAAAGAGGAAGGGTTAAAAAGGTTGGTGTAAGGAAAAGATTAAGCTTACAGGTTAGTCAAATTGCTAAGTATGTTAATACAAAACTAGGTACAGCAGAAGATTTAACTGGTCTAATGGATAGAATTTCATTGTCTACTGGAGATTTATTTGGTGGTATAACACAAGAGATTGTTACTAAAGAAGTTAGAAAAGCAAGCAGAATTTTTAAGGGAAGGATGCTTAAACATGAGTTAGAATTTGGTATAAAAATGACTGAATTGTTTGGTAAAAAGTGGCTGAAAAAGAACAGACAAAACAACAGGCAGACAGATCAAATTATTATAAGTGAAGCAAAGCAAATTGTATTAGAAAATGAAAGAGACAGAATCTTAAAAGATAAAAAAATGTCTTCTGGAGAACAGCAAGTTTTGATTCAAGCAATTGATAAGGAGATCAATAGTAATGTAAAAATGATATCTCAAAACGAGTTGCTGTATTTTAGAAATCAGGGGTTAGATCCATCTTTAAATGCTTCTTTTGAAGCTACTTTCAAGCCTACACCATTAACTGGTGACCTGGCTTATTTAAATAAAGAGTTTGACAACAAAAATGAATACACATCTAGGATACAAGAAGAAATAACCAAAAAAATAGATCCTAAATTAATTGAGTTAGGAGACTGGATGGTAAGAGATTTTTATCCAAAACAATACGAGCATTATAATAACACTTATAAGGAAATATATAGAACTGATATGCCTTGGAATCAAAATTATGCTGGTAGACTATATAGAGCATCAGAAACCGACATTGTAGGTTTAGATTTACTAGATATGCAAGGTAATCAAACCTGGATTTCAAATGCTAATGCAGCGAGTACAAAATCTAGACAAGAGAGTAATAGTGCTATTATGCAGACAAATGCTGTAGATGCATTGTTAAATTATACTCGTGACATGGAATATTTTGCTGCCTACGCTATTCCAGTTAGAAATATTAATAAAATGTTTTCAGACAAAGCGGTAAAATCTGTTATTTCTGAAAAATTTGGAAAAGATATAAATAGGTACATAAACGATCAAATTACAAAAATTGCAAACAAGGGTGCAAAACATCAAAAGGATGCTGGTTTAATTAATTTCTTCAATAATACTTTTTTATTATCTCGACTAGGTTTAAACCCAACATTAGTATTAAAGCAAATGACATCTTTCGTTACTTATGGTAATGATATTGGATACAATAACTGGTTAGCTCAAGCTGGAAAAACTGGATGGAGTGGAATATCAAGTGATATGAGAGAAATAATGGATAACTCTGTTGTTTTACAAGACAGATATGGCGCTCCTATTACTAGGGTTTTAGAAACTTATCAAGATGAAGGCTTTAAAAAGTTAGATGGACAGAACGATGCGATTAACAAGTATTTTAATAAGGAAAATCAAAACACTTTAGTAAAAGCTTTAATGGCATTCACTATGGCTGGTGATAAGGGTGCTATTATGCTGGGTGGTATGCCTAACTACAGATACTACAAAGAGCAGTTTAAAAAACAAAACCCTAATGCCACTAATCAAGAGGCTATTGACTATGCTATTGTAAAATTTGAGGCTGACACATTAAGAACTCAGCAGTCCTACGACCTACAAGACAAAGATTACTGGCAAACGAGTAATGCTTTTGCTAGAGCATTTAATATGTTCTTAACCACACCAAAACAGTATTTAAGAAGAGAGATTATAGCTGCTAGAAATTTTAGCAGGATTGTTCGTAGTGGTGGTAAACAAGGTAAGGGTACTGTTTGGCAAAACGCAAGAACTTTATTTGTGTATCACTCAATAATGCCAATGTTTTTTCAGTATGTAAGTATGGGACTTCCAGGATTATTTAGAGACAGAAGGGATGAAGACCTTCAGGAGTTGGGTATTGCAGCTTTGTTAGGAAACATAAATGCTCTGTTTATTATAGGAGATTTAGTTGAGATGTCTGTAGATCAAGCTACTGGTAAACCATGGGGTTCACAAGCTCCAAGTATACCTGTTTTTGAACAAGCTGCAAGGCTTAATGTTTTAAAAGACAGAGCTGACAAGACTAAAAATCCAATTAAAAAAGCTGAGTATGAAATGAAATACTACTTAGAACTTAGCACTATGGTAGGAATTCCAGCGCCACAGTTAGTGAGAATGGGGAAAAATTTTACAGAATTGGCTACAGGCGATGTAGATGGATTTGGAGATGCGTTAATGAAAGCATTTAACTTCTCAGAATTTGCTCAAGAAGGAAGGAAGGTTAGAGAGGCTAAACCTAAACCAGCAACAATGACTATGGCAGAAATGAAAAAATATCTTCCTGAAGAGTATGCAGAAATTATGCGAGAGAAAGAAGAGTATGAGTATGAGAACGCAGACGAGATTGAAGAACTGGAATTAGAAAAAGATGAGGCACGAAGAGAGTATGATGAGGCAATGCGAGAAATGTACTTAGATAATTAGATTATAATAATTGTTGTAGCTTTTTAATTTTAAGAATAACAGAAGAATACTGAGGAGTTTTTTTTAACCTCAGTATTTCTTTTATTATATCTTTTGGGGATTTTTTAGATTTCATCAGACATAGATTTTATTAAATCATGCATCACTGAGCTTATCTTTTTTGCAGTCACTTTAGCATTTTCATGATCCCGATCCATTAAATCTTCGTAGAGATCATCTGTCAGGTTGTGAATTTCATTTGTAATATGGTTTATGTGGCTTATAGCGACCACATCTTCATTTGAAATCGGATTAGGCATTTTAAAATTTATAATAACATCTGTAATATACAAATAAAAAATTATTCAGATATATTTTCTTTCCTTTTTAATTTAGCTTTCAATAAAATCATGTCGTATTTTAGTTTTTTAGTTAAGTTTTTTTCAAATTCTAATTGTTTTTCTAGCTCTCTAACTACTGAGTTAATGTATTTAATTGTTTTTTTTGTTTTGCTTTTGTCATTAAATTGATTAATAAGTCCAATAGAGCTTAAAAACATATGTTTCATTCTTGTTATTTCTTTTACCTCTTTTTCTGGAGGATTTGAATCTAGAACTTGATCAATTCCATTAAGGTATTCTTTTAGTATTTTTTGTGGTGTATTCATCCTTTATATATTTCTGTTTTTAAGCCATGTTTTTCTAGCTCTTTGATTCTGTATTTCTGAAGCTCTGATACTATACCAGTGGGTTTTTTTATTTCTGAGAATAAAACATTACATCCATGAGGTATAGCGATGAGGTCAGGGATTCCGTTTTTGTTTGTTTTAATCAACTTAATAACATAGTAACCTTCAGCTTCTAACTGATCTATTCGTTTTTTCTGAATTTGTTGTTCGGTCATTAATGTTCTGATTCAGGCTTTCCACAATTTATACACCATCTTGCCTCACCAACGTGATTGTCATAAGTATAAAACATTTCGCACTTAACAGTTTCTTTTTCTTGATCTTTCATTATTTTTAATTTAAAGTTAATAAATCTCTTTTAAAATGTCGCAGTGTATAATCTTTTTTCTTTGTAACTGCTTTGTATATGTCAGCTTCAATTCCTCCACGAGAAAAAACCCAGTACACATCGTTTTTTAGTCTTTCTTTAGTTGTCATCCTATCTCGTGATTGCCAGTAACTTGTGGCACTAAAATCTATGTTGTAATACACTAAAATTTCAGCCTCTTTTAAACTTATACCTTCCCTTCCACTTACAATCTGAAGAGCAATACTTTTATCTGTATTTTTAAAAGTTTCTAAATCCGTACACAAATCATCGCCATAAATTTTCTTTAAAGCATTAAGCTCTTCTTTGAATTTGTAGAAAATACCAATCTTTATATCTATAAAATTATCATGTATAAATTGCGCCTTGCTGTAGTCAATAACCATAGAATTACCAGACTCAAATTTTATAGTTCCAGAGTATAGCTGATGAAGTTTCATCATTAATTTAACTGGAGTATCTGCTAAAACAACATCTTCTTTGCCTTCAATGACTAAATCTTTCTTTAATTTCGATGCTAACTTGTATGTAATGGGTAACATATCTACTTCAATAACGTGTTCAGTGGTCTGTACCTTAAATCCAGCTTCTTTTTGTGTATAAGCCAACGTATGGGGATTCATTTCCGAAATAATAGTGTCTAATCCACGACTATAGTCATTTATCATGAAACTATTTATCTTTCGTTGTTTAATGTCTACATATTTTTTAGCAAACTTATAGAATGTTTTAAACTCATCGAATGGATGTTTACGCATTACAGAAACCTGATGATACATTTGAGAGTAAGATTCTGGTGTTGGTGTTCCAGACAAAAATATAACGTATGGATTGTTTTCTAGGATCAAAGAACGCACTTGTTTAGATCTCTTGTTTCTTTTTGGAAAAGCTCCCATCCCATGAGCCTCGTCACAGACTACCATGTCCCAACCAGTTTGTGGAATTTTATGTAATGACTCGTAGTTTATTACGGTAATATTATAAGAAGGGTTTAAAAGATTATAGTCATTTTCTATACTACTAATAGCTTTTTTCTTTGTAATAAACAAAAGGTTAGAGACTGGTAAAAGCGCACTTACACCCAAGCTCGTGAGAGTTTTACCAGTTCTTACCTCCATGGCAAGATAAACAAATTTATCTTTTTCTAAAAGAGGTTTTGCTTTATTGATAATCTCTAATTGATAATCTCTAAACTCCATATTTATTTATTTTTCGCTTTTAGGGAATCCCTAACTATTCCCTAAATAAGTTACGTTAATTACGTTAGTTACGTTAATTACGTTAGTTACGTTAGGAATAACCTTATTAACGTAAGTTGGTAATTTTTTAAAAATCCATGTCTAGTTCTCCATTAGTCTCAAGTTCGTGCTTACTTCTAAAACGAATCCATTGTCCTGGAGCATCTCTATCTATTTCGGGTTTACACTCATACTTGTATTTAGAGTATGCTTTTAAAAATTTACCAAACCTAATTAGTGATACTGATTTTTTCCCATAGCCAAGCGTTTCTCCGTTTGCCTCTAGAAAATCTATATATAAATTATTTATATAAAGTTTTCTTCCCTTGACCAGTAGTGTATTCACAATCTTGTCTCCAGTAATTCCACACCAGTAAGTAAAATCGGTGTTTGTGCTTACTATTAATGCTTTTAACTTCTTGTTCTTGAAGTCAGCCTTGACCAATCCATCTTTCATATACATCTGTAAACACTCAATCATATAATTATCAAAAGCGCACCACTCATCATCATCCCACTCTCCAAACATTAATCTTTTAAAATCTTTTAAAGGAGTCATTCCGTTTGTGTAATGTTGTGATAATTCTAATTCCCATTTTCTTCTCTCAAAAGAAGAACCTTCTCCGATAATAGCATAGTTTGTAGTGATTGCTACTTTGGGAGATTTGCCAAATGGAATTTTTATAGCATCCTTGTTTTTTTTCTCTAAAGTTAAACCTTCAGTAACTAAAGAGAATAACCTCTCAAAATCAAAGTATTTTTTCACATCATCAAAGCATAATATTTGAGTATCTGCTGAAACTAACTGGTAAGCAAAACTTTTTTCAAAATTAAAAGACTTACCATCAATCACAACTAATTTTTTCATATGAGACAATGCATTCATAAATAATCCCTTACCTGTACCACCTTCAGGGTTATCTGATATAACCTCATCGTTTAGTATTATAGCTGGAGAGTATGAAAGATTTTTCCATGCGTGAAGTAAATAACCAATTGTACTGCGAAACGATGTTACTATTAATTCATCTTTGTTACTGATATTAAAAATGAATTTTTGGTAATCACAAGTAGCGCTATCACATAACTGAAAATTCCTATCAATAACATGGTCTTTCCATACATACCCACCAAGATCTAAATAATCTATTATTTTTAAGTCTCCATGCTTAACTTGCACTGCTCCGTTTTTATAGTACAAATAAGCATTGTCCTTGTCATCTTCTATAAAATGAACATCAATAGATGATAGAAGAGTTAGGAATTCCTCTCTGAAAAATCTTGTACTTTCTGCAAAGTAATTGTAAATGCTATAATCATCAAGATCAATTAAGTATCTCAATACGAAATCTTTTATTTCTTTATCCGATGTGTGGTCAATTAAGTTGTCTGTAACTTTTACGAAGACAAAGTTTTTACTGCCAGTAGGATTAAACTTGTAGAATCCATTATCCTCAAGATACTCTTTAAAAAATATTGGTATGATTTTAATCACACCTTTGTCATTCTTTGTCCAAAACTGATAGGTTTTGTTTTCCTCATCAAGCCTTGTTATTACTTTTTCAATAGTAGCGCCATCAACATCATCATCTTCCATTTCAATCCTAATGTCTTTTTTATGGACACCACGTTTTAATTTCATCTTAATATTGTTGACCTTATCTTCGTCTTCGTAATACTTTGTAGCAAAGTTTTCTGTTTTTGCGTAAGCGCTTTTTATTGTTTTTCTGATTTCATTTTCAGTGAAATTTGAACTCTGATAATTAGTTAAAAATATATGCTCTGCAAGTGAGCGATTAATACCATAGTCATTAAAAGCCGCGGCTAATATATAGGTATGATTGTTCCTATTACCTTCTACCCAAGGATATTTTTTAGACCACCACTTTATTAGTATCTCTGTTACTTTTGTCTCGTCTGTTACTGGAATGGTAGCTAAGTCTGTATTTCTTACAACCTCAACGTAAACTTGCTCTTCTATTTTATCCCATAAACTAGACAAAGGATTTATATGTATCAAAGGATCATAAGACTCGTAGCATACACGAGATACATTTTTGCATGATTTGTCAAAGTTTTCGCTATTAAAATGATTTTGAAGACTCAAAAAATAGCTTTTGTGGTTTTCTACAATAGAAGGTATTTTAATTAATACTTTTAATCCATTACCACTGGGAGAAACAAATACAGAGAAAACGTATTTGTCCTTACATAACCTTTGCTTTTCTTCTAGCATAAGTTTGTTTGATTTGTATTCGTCAAAATCTAAACAAATAATACCACTATGTTTTATAATTGCATTATCTGACCTTCTACTAAATGTTCCACTGAAACAAACTGCTGGTAGTTTTGACTTTAGTATTTTTCTTTCGTCTTTATTTTTTTCAGACCTAATCTTTTTTACTAAATCTTTTGATGCTCCATCTTTTATTCTATTTAATATTAGATTTACATCTCTGTAGAAAGGTTGATTAGTCTGCTTTATGTCTTTAAATATTGTTATGTCCATTCTATTAAAATATGTGTTTATTTTGTGCTTGTTTTATTTTCCTTAAACATCTATAGAATAACTACTTAACTTTGTTAATGTTTATAATGCTCATTTTAAGTCAGAATATTGTAGTTGATAAATAGTTTATTTCCCTTTTGTATACATTTCTAAAAGTGCTGAAATTCTAAGCATTTTCAACACAGTCAATAGGTAAAAAAAGGAGGAATTTTACATCCTCCTCTCTTAAACCTATAATAATTAGGTGTTAAAAATCTTCTTTCTCTACCGATTCAATAACATCTACCTTCCATCCTTGAATACTATTAAAGTATTTAACGACACCTTCTGGACTTACCCACTCTCTACCTCTTAAATTAATAGATACCTTCACTAAATCCCCTACAGATAGTTTTGCTAAAAAATCTGTATTGTCTCCAGTAAACTCTATGTTTATTGGTTGTGGATACTCACCCTCTGTTTCAACTATAAGTTCTGCTTTTACAAAACCTTTTGTTCCAAATGATTGATTTTTTCCAATCAACTTTACTTTTCCTTGTACTTCCATCTTTGTTATTTATTTATTAATTAATTATAAAGTTTGTCTGTGTATGTAATTTGATATGTCTTCGGTAGCTTGGTCACTAAAAAACTTATGGAATATTTCCATAGCTTCTTCTACCTTTCGCTGACCAGACTCTATAAAATCAGCAGAACACTCAAAAATCCCTAGCTTACCATTGCTTTTGTCTATTACGAAAAAAACCATTTGCTTACCAAAAAGTCTTTGGTATATATAAGCCTGGCTATCGTAGTTGTAAGTTTTAGCACTGTACATAAATTTGTCCATGTCTGAACTTGTCTTTATGTCTATTATAACATCACTCTCGTGGTTTATGATGTCTGCCTTTCCCTTCCAGTCTAATCCCATTATCTGCCCCACTGCTGGTACTTCAAACTCATTACCAGTTGCATATATATAATCGCACATTTCCATATTAGATGTCATTATACTGCATAAATAATCTAGGTTTTCCTTCTCTTTAGTTAGGAGCATAATCTCTCCACTTGGACAAGCATCTTTATAAATTTTAGTACCTCTTGATGATGCATCTATAATTTTAAAAGATTCTATTTTTTGTGGTTCTAACATTTTTGTATGGAAGTAGCTACCCTCAAGCATGGCTTTTGTTTTCTCTTGAGGAACTCTAAACTGAGTAGGATTTTTTAGTAGGTTATAAATATCAGAATTTGACATGAATTTCCTTCCAAATTGTCCGTAGTAATCATCGTCATTTTTAAGCCTTTCCAGGATCTCTTTATTTGCCATTTGAAACCTCTTTAGCTATTACTTTTTTGACGTTGGCTTTCATCTTGTACTTTGTGGTTAAAGTCTTAACGATACTCTCCAATCCTTTTTCTTTATTTCTTCCTATGTAGCTTAAAACTTTGTCCCAGTTAGCATCTCCAATATCTAAATCAATATGGGTTGCTACATTCTTTGAACTTACAGATTTTGCTTTTGAAACATCTTCTGCTTTTTTGTTGATTTTAGATTCAGCTTTTACTTCATCGTTTTTATAAATATTCGCATCAACATCCTTATCAGATAATAAGCCTAACATTGAAGACAAAGCATATCTTCTGTAGTAAGTAATACCAGCGCCAAATGATTGGTACTTATTCATTCCTTTCATGTCTATGTCTGGAATTTCAGCATTTCCTTGTATGCTTTCCCCAGTTTCTGTGTGAAATATGATAGTCGTAAGACCTCTGCCTTCAACTATTTGACTAAACCCAAGATTACATTTTTTTAATAATGGTTTAATCTGTGCAACGATATGGTCAAAAGTAACATACTTGTAACCATATCCATCAGTATCTTTTAGTAATACTGGTGCTTCTTGCTGAAAGTCAGCAATAGCTTTGAGTAACTTAATTTTGTCTTTCATGTGATTTAATTTAATTTAATTTTAAGTGATTATTTATTTATATTTATAGGTGTTTTACTGCTAATAATAGCAATGTAGGTAAGAAAGTAAATACTGCATCCATTACGTTTGGTGTGCTAAATCTCATCTTTGCATCTACTATTTCTTTTAGTATTGATACGAATATCATAAAACCAATAGCTTCCATTGTTGTACCCCATATTACTAATGGAGTTGCAATTATACTTCCGTAGAAGAAATGTAGTAATTTGTCATTTGGTATTAATGCCATTTCTAATAATATTCTTTTAATTATTTTTTTCATAATTTACAGTTTAGTGTTTGCTTCTAATTTGTAGGATGCATACTTTAAAAGTATTGCGCTCCTTTTATTTTTAAGTCTCTTTATATGCTTGTCGTTTTTTCTACTATTTACTTCAGACTTGATCCTTGCCTCAATAAGATTTAATTTATGTAAGCAATTATCTATATTTACACGAAGACATCCAGTTTTCCATCCAAAATCAGTAAAGAGTTTATACTCTTTTTCATCGCATTCCTTGTAATAAGCGCCACCTTTACTCATGTTTAAGATTTCAATCTTGTCATTAAACTTTTGTATTTTAATGCCTTTTCTTATGAAACTTTTTCCTTGACGAGTATTTGTTACCACTGGAGGGTAAGATGTGTTTAATGCTTCTGCAAATATTTGGTCTAAAGTATACATTTAGTTAGCTATAACATTTTCTTCCAAATGCTCTGTAGTTAATTGCTTGTAATCATAATCTGTAGCAACTAATTGACTAGCTTTTTTATACCCATAAGTGATAGTCGAGGCAGATGCCTTATATCCTTGTTCAGCTAAGCATTTCTTGATATATGAAACACTTATATTTCTCTCTACGCACAAGTAGTACAACATCCATCGTGATTGAACCACATCATGCTCTTTGTTTGTAGCAAACATTTCTTCTAATGTTAACCCAAACTTTTTAGCCATTGAAATGGCAAACTTTTTAAATAGTATTTTTTTCATTTTTATCTTGATTTAATTTACCATCATAATCTGATGAACTAGTTTGATTCCACTTTATTTTAATTGCAGTAGAATCTGTTGTCCATTTTACCTTGCAATTTTGATTTGATTTATACATTACGTTAATATTTTTGCCACAAAAACCCCCATCGTTAAATGGAGGCTAATGCTTGAATCAACTACAATTCACCTTAAACTATTTTACTATACCTATATTATAACTATACTGTAAATATAACACAATTAGACTAATAATCAACATTATTCTTGGTTTCTTTTATTATATAATTCATTCACTTCTTTTAAGAAAATAACAACTTCTTTTAAATCTTTTTCCTTTGCGTAACTATGGTTTTCTTTTAATTCCTCCAGGATCTCATCGTAATTATCTTCTCCCTCATAATTGTAGCCTATGTTCTCAATCCAATTACCAACATCACCTATATATCTATATTCATGAGCAGTCATTTCATCGTGAGATTTAGTTTCACTTCCATCTATCATAATAATTCCAGCAAAATCACAACCACCTTCTTCATACTCCATTTCAGCAGTTAGACCATATAATTCGCATATCCTTTCAATTAAAGTGATTGGGGGAGACCATGCTGAATCTCCATTGATTGTAAAATTGCACTGCCCAGACTTGGCATCAATATTTTTATTGTCAATATCAAATTCAAACCATTTTGTACCATACACATAGTAGGGATTATGTTTATGTCGCTTACTAAATATTTCTGGAGTATCCCCAATCTCTCCTATGTTTAAAACATAGTCTCCCCATTCCGTAAAATATTTGGTCTGTTTGTAATTGTTTAACTTTTTTTCTAATAATTCCATTTTTTCGGTTTCTCCAGTAAGAGAAATCCAATTCCAACAATGATTTGCCATTTGATTTTATTTTAGTTATTTGACTTATGTCGTGAATAGGGGAGAATCGAACTCCCCAAGCACCATGCTATTCTTTAATCTTTAATTTATACTCATTAAGCGCTATGTAATCTATCGCCTCGTATACGGCTTCGCATACGTTATCTGATTCAAGAGATTCGTTTAGTATCTTTAAAGCAATATCATCTTCACATTCAATTCCTTGTTGTATGTCATCAATATGCCACAAGCTACCCACTGCATAACCATTGTCGTTAAGGTACTTTAAAGCTTCTTCCTTCCTTTTATTCTTGGTTTGTACTTGGATAAATTCTACTACTGCTTTGTAGGTGGTATCAATTTTACTGCCTATTGTTTCTATATGAAATAACTCTTTTATAGAATGGTCAGTATTGTGCTTTACGTAACATCTACTTTCAGCGATTATAAATTCATATCCAAAGTTTTCTATCTTCTCCACTACAGGCATCAGCCAATCCCAGGATGTGTGGTACTTTAAATCTACAACATAATTTATTCTTGATTCATTGTTTGATATAGGAAAAGTTACTCTGTATCCATCTTCAGATAATTTACCCATAAATTCTGCTATTAATTTATTAGCATCAACGTGATGCATTCTTCCATTTTCCTTTGCCCATAACTTTCTGTTGATGGCTTGTTGCTCTAATATTACTTTTTTTGTTTTTGTCATTATAATTTGGTTTTTTATATTGATTAATAATCTTCTTGTGGATAAATATCCTCCCAACCATCTACTGAATTGGGATGGGCATATACTCTGCTCTCCTTTGGTTTTTGTTGCTCATACTCCATAACCCAAAAGTCTTGACCATCTTGTCCCCAACGCTCTATGCACTCATCGGCTTCTTTCTGTGCTTCTGCAAAGGTTTTAAATCCATCCTCTTGGTCTATTGAATGACCGAATCTGTCTACTGTTACTACTTTGTACATATTTTAAATATTAAAGATTAAACTTGTTAATTTGTTCGAAGTGATATCTTCGTTTAATTGATATAGTAATTTCTCAGTTACCTTTGTTTTTTCTATTATTAATTTACTGTTGAATTTCATAATATATCCAAGTTTTCTCTTATTAATAAAATTGCCTCTTCATCAGTTAACTCTCCATCTAATATTTCCTCTATAGTATAATAATTATTATTATAATATATATTATGAAGTGACTTGTATGTGTCTGAGTATTGTATGTATCTATTCATGTTTTCTGCATATATTAATTATTTCACTTATTGTATATTCTTCAGCTTGGTATTCTATCTCTTTATTGTCAAGTTGTAAATTCATGCCATTTTCAAACTCTATAAATAAACCTTGACCAAAAACGCCTTCATTATCGCCAACAAATACTCTTTTTATTTTGCCCATTTCAGACCTAAAGGATTCTATCCTTTTTTCTGCATATATTAATTTACTCATAATCTTAATCTTATATTATAATCATTAGCTACTTTCTTTAATAGTATCTCTACATAATACTTCTTGTCTGTTGTCATTTCTTCAACGAATCCGTTGACATGGAGATAGTCTATTGCCTCCATGCATTCTTTCTTTGTTACTCTGTTTAAGTTTTGCATTGTTAATCTTCGTGTTTGGTTAATATTTCTGATTCTATAAAATCCATCAATGACTGATTGTATTCAAGCAAATTGAAAAGATTGGTAGTGGTAGTCTTGTTACCTTCTGAAAGGTATATTGATTGTATTTCAACTTCGGGAGCATCTCCAATATAGTCATTTGTTCTTGGCACACCTTCGTGATAATTGTAGTGTATTATCAGCTTTGAATTTTCATACTCCAATTCAATTTCATGAATAGGTGTGACATCTACTTTTTTGTTTTGGAAAATAAAGTTTTGTAGCAAATCTTCAAGCATTTGCGTTTGGTATGGAGTAATATCCCCATGTTTTAAGTTGTGGTCATCACATATTGCTGACCAGTCAATGTAATCTAAAAGTTTTGACATTGTAGTTAATTTAAGTTATGGCAGTATTGCCTTGTACCACAAAATCCTCGCACATTTCTGTGCAAGGTTTTTATGTAAAACAAGAGATCTCTTTATGTCTCTAAATCAGCTTTCCGTTTTCATCGAATTCCCACTGGTTAATAACGCAATGCTCGTACAATCCTTCATCAGAATATATGTAACTGGTCTCTTCGTGCAAATCTTTAAGTATCTGTGATGGATTATTCTTTTGCACTGCCCTAGTTACAATGTAATCTGACCATACGCCAGTTAAATCCATGTCTTGCTCATGAATCTCTTGTAAAGCCAGTTTATCATAGTCATTAAAAGTAATATACTCTCCTCTACATGGCACTTGGCTTATACTAAAACTGTTTGTTCCTCCAATCGCACTGGTTAATGCTTTAATGCTATTAATGATGTCATCTACAGAATCTTGATTTAAATCGTGCATATTGTCTCTAATCCAGTCATAACATAAAACTGGATTAGGATGTTCTTCTATCGTATAAATTTTGGTTTCTACTACTCTCATGATTTACTGGTTTTAAATGATTCAAAATAAAGGATTAAATAATTTCTAGCTTGTGAAGATTTCATGTCGAATTCCTCCTGGATGTATGGCACTGCGCCAAGCATATTTGTCTTTCCTGATAATCGTAATTCCTCACAGAAAGCCATCACATCAGCTATCTCTTTTGTCAATTCTTCATAATATTTTAATTTTTCGCTATTTTTCATAATTCTGCTATTTTGTTTTTTGTTATTAATACCATTCCGTTTTTACCTTTCCATTTGTCCATGATTATTTCGTTTGCTCCAGTGTTTATAAATTCTAGTTTTAAAAACATTGCAATACCTAATGCTCTGTTCATAGCAAAATCATAAACGCTAGTAGTGTTTAATAATGCTCCGTTTACAAATATTCTGTATATATCTGTACCTTCTTGTGGATGTTTTGTCATTTTTAGTTGTTTTAAGAGATTATAAATTCTTTTTGGTAGTATTTCCATGCATCTAACATTGTATGCATTCTGTTGCGATATAACGCATCTTGTGATGACCAGTAACTGGAATCATCTGTTTCAATTTTAATAACATTATCAGACATCATCCAGTTTAGGAATTGTTGATGTTGTAACTGCAATAAATTTAATTTTGACATAAGTATTTGATTTAAATTAGTAATTGATTTTACCCAAAAATCCCACATATCTCTATGTAGGTTTTTGGTCAAAATTCACTTTCAAAGATCAGCTACATCTGTAGCTATAATTCTTAGAAATCCAATCACATAAAACATCTTTATTTCTATCATCTAAATCCATGAAGAAGGTTAAAAAGTTAGCAGTTCCACCATGTCCATTTCTTGAGCATAGGTTTCGCCATTTGTCGGATAAATGCTTGTGCATATTGGTATCTTTATCCCATACAGATTTCATCCAGTCATGATGAAAATTGTTTGCGAAATACATGAAATTTACGATATCAAAATTTCTGTTTTCAGATGGAATTAATTTCATGTCATGTACTACAATTTCATTTGTGTTATACTCATTCATTAATTGCTCTGCCTGGAACATACTATCTACATTATCGTAAGTTGTAATTAATCCTCCATTACCAGCATACATTTTTAATGTACCATCGTTTTCTAATTTGTAATCTGTTGCTTTCATCTTTTTTCTGTTTTTAAATTAAACTTTTTTAATACTGATTTAAACCAAGTATTTTGCTCATGCGCATTATACTCTTCTTCTGTTAATACTTCTACTCTAACTGCATCTGAATTTGCTACTGGTAGTAAAAGTATATGCAATCCATTTAGATACTTATACGTTATATTTCTCATTATAAATTGTAGTTTATGTAACTGGTTAATCCAGTTACTGGTTAATATCCCTATATCATCTCGACATTAGGATTTCATGCATAAAGCAATCATCAGTTAACCTATTTTGATTTGAGTATTCTAGATACAATCAAATCGTTTATGTTTACTAGCTTACCAAATCCATTACCAGCACGATAGTCAAAGCATAAATTACCTTCAGATATGTTTGGATATATTTCACGAATCCTCTCGTAATAATCATGAGGAAATGCCGTATCAATTTTACGTCTATCTTCATCGCTTACATTGGCTAATATTAATAAATCTTCCTTATTGCAGTATCTACTCATGGTAGCTATTGCATATAGCAAATCGATTCTTTCATCAGATACATATCCTAAGTATTTTTGGATTTCATCTCTTTTACTTTCTGTGGTTTTACTCGTAGTTGTTTTCATAATTTTAATCTAAAAGGTTAATTGTTATTTGTAAATAATTCATGTGCCAGGATGCATATACATCCAATTGCTACTATATATAATACTATATCCATGTTTCGTACTTCATGTAAAAATCAAATACTTCCTCGTCAAGCACTTCAAAAACTAAATCACTGGTATCTTCATTACCATCGTAATTGTATAATAATTGTACTATTTCTTGTCCTTCTGAATCTATTAATACAATACATTCATCTTCTGTATATCTGTATATTTCAAAATGTCCATAGCTAATACTTTCACTATGCTCTAATTCATGCAAATCCTTACATCTAATGCTATCTAAAACTTTATCTAATGTCATATCGTTATGCGTTTAATGGTTTTATAAATGTTTCTAATAATTCTACTACTGCTCTATTACTTACTAAAGGATTTGCTCCTGGACTGACTGGAGCATTATTTATTGATTTAATCCTTCCATTAATCATCTCAGTCAATTCTATTACTAAAATAGTAGATGCAATGTTCCCTAATTCACGCACATTTTTATGCGCTTTCTTTAATCTTTGGTCATTGTTTAAGTATGCCATTTCTATTGGTTTTTGTTGGTTAATAATTCATCTCTTAAATGTACCAGCGCTAACTGATATCCAAAATTCTTCGCTAGTTGCATAAGCAATAAATCATTTGCTCCATGATTTGCATCAGCAAATCGCTCCAGGTATTCTTCTGTTGGAGTAGCGACAATCATTCTGTCTAGCTTTTTTAATTCTCTTTCAATGTAATCTAATGTGTTTTCCATAATTGTAGTTGTATTAAATGATTAGTAAATTTCTGATTTCTCTATTTGGTTAACTTCTCTCTGTGGTAATTCGCTGATGTAATCAGTATACTTGTCCCATGTTTTTTCGCATAACCTATCGTACTTCCTCCAGGTTTTACATTCATCATCGAATTCTTTCTCATTACTATCAGATGCTAAATCTCTTTGGTCATTGGCAGTATTATACTTCTGTAACCAAGAAATTGCCTTGTTAACTACTGACTGGTGTTTGCTATTTAAAGCGATAATTTTACTCATAATTCTAATTTTAATGATTCATAATAAATGCAATGTACTAATAATTCATAGTATTTACACTATATATGTACTACAAAATAACTACAATTATACTATCGCAGTGCTACCAGTATATCACAAAGGTTTACTCCAGCATTAAATATTGTCCAGTATAATATATTCCAGGAAGATAATTCATACAACTACTGCTGGAACAGAATCTCCTGGTATAATGCTCTGCTATAAGTTATATATGATTCGTTTAAGAGATAATGTAATCGTGCTGGTATTAAGGGAAGGTTATCCCCATAAGAGGATTATAACAAACATCGATGTTGAGCAATAACAAATGATCCTTATTATAATTGAATTTAGTTTTTAAACTTCCTGGTGTTTGAGATCACTATACCTTCACTTCAAGTCCCAGTCAAGGATTTGTCCAGCTGGATGCACAATAGTAAGTAGAGAATTTACGTGAAACCTAGCGCTGTTACTGGTGTTAACGTGTTTCACAGCTGTGATTTGATAGGGTGATGCTTCCATCATAGAAAGTTGAAAAAAACGAAGAAAAAAATCTCAAAAGTTTGAAAAAGTTTAAAAAAAAACGACTTTCCCTTTTGAGGCCATCACGCTCTAAAACCACCATAACCCTAAATCCATAGATGTGTAAACTGAAAAAAAATTTTTAGTATATTTGTAGTATAACTTTAAAAAAAACATCATGGATGGATTGTATGTAAAAAATGGTAGATTAATTAACGACAGGCAACCTTCTGAAAGTGGAATTGCTAAAGCTTGTTCTATAAAAAAATCCGTTGACAGGGAGCGAAAAGTAAACCAAATAGCAGATGGAATTGAAAGAGCAGAAATGAGAAAGTCTTTTAAGTTTTTATAATTTACAAATCGAAATAACTAGAGGATCCTACTTGGGTTCTCTTTTTTTTTGCATAAAGAGCATTTCACTATATTTCAAGCATAAAGCAAGCATAACATAACTAACTAAATATCAACAACTTAAATGCTTTATTATATAATTATGCTCAAAATGCTTACTTTTAAGGATAAATAAAATATATTTAATTTGTATAAAGCAATTATTTATACTGTTATAAATTATCGAAATTTTACAACATTTTCAACATTAGAGCATATTAAAAAAAACTGTATATTTGCATAAATTAAATCTAATTAAATGAGCAATTATATTCCAAAGAACCTTGAGTTCGATCAAGAAGGTCGTAATAAATTAATCAAGGGTATCACAACAATTTCAAAAGCGGTAAAGAGTACACTTGGCCCTCGTGGCAAAACCTCTATAATAGAGTCAACCGATCATGTTGGTGGTATGACTATTACAAAGGATGGTGTAACAGTTGCTAACTCTATATTCCTGGAGGATCCAGTAGAGAACCTTGCGGTTCAGATGTTAAAAGATGCTGCTCGAAGAACAGCTAATTCTGCTGGGGATGGAACGACAACTGCAATTGTATTGACTGAGGCTATTATAAAAGCAGGCGAAGAGTTTTTAACTCCTAAACATAATATAACTGAGGTTGTAAAAGATATAAATCGTTTAAGTATTCAGATTGTTGACAGTCTTTTACATAAGTCTAAAGAGGTAACACCATCCAGGCTTCTGGATGTTGCTACTATTTCGGCTAATAACGATCATGACCTGGGGAAGATTATAGCAGATGCTTACGATCAGGTTGGTAAGAATGGTATTGTAACAGTTGAGAGGTCACAAAACCATATGACTTTTGCTACTGTAACAAATGGTATAAAGATAGATCGTGGATACACATCAAACCTGTTTATCACAAACCAAAAAAATGATGAGGCCGTACTAGAAGATGTTCTTGTATTGGTATGTGACCAGGAGATAAGTAACATCCTTCAGATAGAGAATGTGCTGAGGCCAGTTATTCAACAAAACAAAAAACTATTGATTATTGGGCCAGTATCAACCAATGTTGTTCAAACATTAGCGTTAAATGTTGTGCAAAATGGATTGAAATTGTGTAATATTATGCCACCACAGTTTGGATACAAGCAACATGAGCTGATGCAAGACATTGCAATGTCGGTTGGTGCTAAATACTTTTCGGAAAAAACAGGAGACGATCTTAGTTTGATCACATTTAATGATTTAGGTCATGCGGATAAGGTTATATCTGGTAAAAGTCAGACAGTTATTATCAAAGATAGCCAGATGACAGAAGATATCGAGAAGAGAATAGAGGATCTAAAAGAACAACAAAGCAACACCGAGATAGTGTCAGACAGGGAGTTTATAGATGAGCGAATCGCTAGTTTATCTGGATCTATTGGAGCTATTTATGTTGGAGGTAACTCTGATGTGGAGCAAAAAGAGAAGTATGATAGGATTGAAGATGCGGTATGTGCAGTTAGATCAGCACTTGAAGAAGGTATTGTCGCTGGAGGTGGAACAACACTATATAAAGTTGCAACTTACATAGAAGATAAGAACAATGGGGTTGCTGGAAAAATACTCGCGAGTGCGCTTCGCGCACCTTTGTTGCAAATTTATGCAAATGCTGGGTTAGATCTATCAAAATCAAAAAAGGAAAAGCTTATGTATGATTCTGGTTATGAGGGATTAAATATAAAAACTGAAGAGTGGGGAGATATGTATAAAATGGGTGTTATTGATCCTTTAAAAGTTACTAAGTCCGCTTTTTTAAATGCAGTAAGTGTTGCAACAACAATACTTACAACTAATGTAATAATTACTCACGCAAGAGCTAAAGAAGCCTGATAATGAGTATGATGAATACAACAAAAGATTGGAAGAAATTAGTATCCATGAAACCAAAAGAAAAAACTATGAAGCCAGTAGGTAAATATATTGTAATAAAAACAATAGAAGAAGAAATAAAAACCTCATCAGGAATATTATTATCAGCTAGTGATGTTGATGGGTTTAGATATAAAAAAGGAAAGGTAATAAAACCTGGCACAGATGTTAACGTAATTAAAGAAGATGATCTTATTTATTACGATAAAAATTCAGGAGTAACTTTAATTATAGAGGAAACACCACTTACTATTATTCAAGAAAGAGATGTAGTTATAGTTATATAAGTTGGGCGCGCCCAACTTTTAAAATATATGAGTTAATCTAGCAATTTGCCCATGTTCTTTTGAGTGAATAAACCCTTCAACTGCTTTTATTCCTCCAACACCATATCCATTTCTATGATGCCAAGAGTCTGATCCACTAGGAGACCTTAGTGATTCAACAGTTATTCCATGATAGTCTTTAGAAGTTTTGTGGTGAATATGATGCGTATAAACGTACCTGTGTTCTGTTTCTGACCACCATTTAGAAAATTCATTGGCCATAATAAGTGGTAAATCAGCTTGTTTTGCGCCATCACCATGTGTAGTTCCAATAAGATTTTTGCCATATTTGTATCCTTTTCTGTGTGCAATACTACAATCAAAGGTTATATTATCGCATTTTCTAAACCATGATTTTATTGAGTCTGATAACATAAATCCAGATACATAGTCATGATTGCTAGGATTGTAAACAAAACGAACATCAGCTATATCCAATAATATTTCTAGTATGTCTACATATAGTTTTTTTGCAGTTAGAAAATTATCATACCACATACCATCTGTATCTTGAGGTGTTCCTGATGTAGTTTTTCTAGAAGGAACGTCAATATGTAGTATATCATTACCTCCTATGAATAAAATTTGATCAATATTAAACCCCTGTGCTTTATTTAGTATTCCTTCAACCCCATCTTTTACTCTTTTAACAGCTATCTGTGAGTTGTATTCTTCTCCAGTTTCAAATGATGTAGCTAGTTTTCCTATATGTATATCAGCAGGATCAATAACTAATAAATGAGAGTCATTACTTCTTTTTCTTTTTATTTTTGGATATGAAGGAGAGTGTTTATTCATCTCCTTTATTACTTTGTTTCTTAACTTATTTATAGATATTCCTTCTTTTTTAGCGTGAATAGAAAAATGTTTTCCTTTATGCCAATAATGATTTATATCCTCTATAGGTATTCCTATTTCTTCACATTCTTTTTTTAATGCTCTGTGATCTGTTATTAGATTGTATTCTTCTTCATCTAATCTAGGTCTGTATTCCATTGTATTAATTTATTTTTCATAACAATAAAAATACAACATTTTTTTTTGTATATTTGATTTGATTAATTTTTCATGGATTAGTTATTTTATTTTAAGATTTATTTAGTAAAAAAATGCAACCTTGTTATCCAACAATATTGGTTGCATTTTTTGTTTCTATATTTATTTTTTTAATCATGTTTCGATTAATTTTTTCCACATAAGATGGATCAGAATGAAATAAAGGATTTGAAAATTCTAATTCGGAAATTTCTTCTCCGTTTAGTTTTTTATATATATTGTTAATTGCTCTCTTTCCTTTATAGCTTAGTTCGTATAAGGTAGTTTGATTTCCTTCTCGTTTTCTCCAGACTTGAATCCATTTATTTTTTAGTAATCTACTAAATCTAACACGATCCCACGACATTAATTCTTCGTACTCTTTAAATTGACTTTTGTTAAAAATCTGTTCACTGTATAAAAAGAACATCATTTCTAAATCTGGATAGCTTAAATCGTATTTTTTTTGCGCCCAAAATCTTATTACTCTCCAGTATTTTAAAAAGTCATGATCTGGTTGAGTTCTTCTTGTGTTTTTTCTTTGAGTTACTCCTTGAATCTTCATTAAATTAAATTATTATATTTGTATGTCTAAATTAAATAAAAAATTTCTTTAAAAAACAATATTTATTATGAAAAAATCAAATAGAAAACTTGTTCCTTATTTTACAGCAGCAAATGTAAGTATGGGTGGAAGGCCTGAAAAAGTAGGATTATTATCTAACAAGCAAATTTCAAATAGTGTTTATGCTAAATGCGGTAAAAAATAATGGCTTACAAACAAAAATGTTGGAAAGGTTATGTTGCTAAAGGAACTAAAAAATCTCCCAGTGGAAAAACAACAAAAAGTGGTCAAGTCAAACGAGTTAACAACTGTGTAAAAAAATAATTTATGCCAAAACCAAGAGCAGGAAAAGCAAAAGTTAAAGTAACAGCTTCTGGAAAAAGAGTAAGTTATGGACAGGCAGGTAGTGCTAGAGGCGGTGGCCCAAGAGTAAGACCAGGAACGTCTAAAGGTGATGCGTATTGCGCTAGGAGTTATGGCATAAAAATGGATTTACCAATTGGTAAAAGAAATGATCCTAATACTCCAAATAATTTATCTCGTAAAAGATGGAAATGTTCTGGTAAAAAGTCAAGAAGATAAAAAAAATAATAATTATTATTATTTGTATCTTTGATTTTTGAAGTATTAATTAATTAAAACTTTTTATTATGAAACAAGGTTATAACGACAGACTAGATGAGTCTTTAGGTTCTAGAAATGGGAAAAAATCTCAATCAATGAAAGATCGTAGAGATGAGAGTAAGTCAATGTCTAAAAAAATGTATGGTCATTCTTATGGTGCTGACAAGTCAATGTCTTACAGACATACTCAAAAAATTGTTAGACACGATCATTTAAGATAATATTTTGGCGAATAATTGGATAAAAAAAGCAACCAAAGGGATGCGTAAAGACAAACCTTGTACTGGTTCTAAGTTTGGAAGTTCATCTTGTCCTAAAGGATCAAGAAGATACAACCTGGCTAAAACATTTAAAAAAATGAACAGATGAAAAAAGAAATAAATTTAAATAAACCAAATATTTTTAAAAGATTTTTTCGTTTTTTGAAAAAAAAATGGAACTCTTTACTGTATTGGTTAATGTTTAAAAATTACACTTGTACTACTTGTTTTGGAAAGTCTGAAGACTGTAATTGTAAATAATGAAAACAACAGTAACGAGATTAAAACCTAAAGGATTAGGAGATACAGTAAAAAAAGTAGCAGATGCTATCGGTGCTAATCATATTGCAGATGCATATGAAAAGGTTACAGGGAAACCATGTAACTGCGATAAGCGACAGGATACTCTTAATAGAGTGTTCCCATATAGTAAATAAGAGAATTTTTAACCCTCTAAATTAAAAAAAATGGCATATCCCAAAATTACGGTAAACACAGGTTTAGCGTTAGAAGTCATATCTAGTGACACATTACCAATTCCAGATCCTGATGTACCAGTAATATCTGGAACAACTACAGCTGCTACAACAGATAAATTAGTTGACGTTGGAGCAGACTTCAGTGAAGTTGAAGTCGGAGATATAGTTTATAACACAACAGATAATACTTCAGCAACAGTAGTAGCAATAGATAGTTCTACTATATTAGAAGTAAGTGCTGATATATTTACATCTCCAGAAGCATATACTATATTTTTAGGTGGCCCTAATGGTTCATCAAGAATAAATTCTTCTGACGGATGTCTTCTTTATGTAGGAAGTAGTGAAGCGTCTCAAACAGTAGCAAATTCATACGTTAACGTTAAAGTTCAAACTGTTTCTGGTAATGACATTACATTCACTGGTTTTCCAGTAGGTAATTACTTACCGATACAGATTATGAAACTTTATACCACAGGAACAACGGCAGCAACTGCAAATAATTGTATTGCTATTTGGTAAAACAAAAATTATGACACATCTAACAATGACAGATTTAAAAATATACGCAATTAATGCACTTGCAATGGGGATAACTACATTTACTAACTTAGAAATTTGGTTAAAAATTATTTTACTTTTAGTGACAATTGGTTACACAGTTACTAAGTGGATAAAATTAAGAAGCAAAAAATAAATGAGTAAAAGCGTAATTTTACAAAGAGTGTGGATGGACTCAAATCAGTCTACAGGTTCTTTAATTGTTTTAAATAAATTACGTCAGCCTATTTATATTAGTCCTTGTATTGAAAGAGGGGATAGAAACAATGAACAAAATGTATCTAACATTCCAACAGGAACTTACCCTTTAGTATGGGAGCTTAGTCCTAAATTTGGAATGGTTTGGGAATTAAAAGATGTTCCTAATAGATCCGAGTGTAAGATTCATGCTGCTAATATGTGGAATCAAATAAATGGTTGTATTGCTCCAGGAACTTATTTAGGAGATCTTAATGATGATGGTTATTACGATACGTTAGCGAGTGGAGATGCTCTTGAAAGATTTAATAATTCTTTAAAAGATATGGAGGATATTGGTACAACTATAACAATATTTAATTCTTATCTTTAAAAAAACATAAAATGAAAAAAATATTAGAATTTTTTGGTTCAAATGTAATAGGGGATATCGGTAAGGTAATTGATAACTTGTTTACTTCTGAAGAAGAAAGAATAAATGCAAGAAATAAAATAATACAGGTTTTAAAAGAAAAAGAATTAGAGCTTCAGAAAATGCAAACTGAAATAATTATTGCAGAAGCTAAAGGTAATTGGCTTCAAAGAAGCTGGAGACCAATTCTAATGTTATCTTTTGGATTTATTGTTATATATAATAAATTTGCTGCTCCATTATTTGGTTGGCCAATACCGATATTAGAAGGAGAGTTTTGGACTTTACTTCAAATTGGTATAGGTGGATATGTTGTGGGAAGAAGTGCTGAAAAAATAGCAGATAAAATAACGATTACAAAAAATAAGTAATGGCTAGAATTAGTTCATATAAAAATGCAAGTCCTGTAGTTGGAACAGATAAATGGATTGGTACAGATTCACAAAATCATGATCAAACTAAAAACTTTACTGCTGATTCTGTAGCTCAATATATTCGTGTAAATGGAAAAGTTGCAGTAGCTGGTCAGCTTATTTACAAATATGTTCTTGATCCTAATACTTCTATGGGTAGTTTTTCTTTACCTACTGGAGCATTAGACATTCAACCTTTTAATACTATAACTGAATTAGTCATATCAGAACAAGATAATACACCACAAAATGTAGTAGCTTTTTTAGATTATTTAATTAATTCAAATATACTTATTGGAGAACAAAATGACATATCTAATTTTGGGCATTACAAGGTTACAAATTATACTATTAATCCAAACAATAATAGTTTTTACAATATTAGTCTCACTTATTTAGGTGGAAATGGCTTTTTAGAAAAGGATAAATATTATGATATTGTCAACTTTACATTAGCTGGAAGTGAAGGAGATAAAAGTTATATCTTTACACAATCAAATCCTAATACAGTATGGACTATAAATCATAATTTAAATAAGTACCCATCAGTATCTGTTGTAGACACATCAAATACTATGGTTGAAGGATTAACTGAATATACAGATAAAAACACATTAACAGTAACTTTTACGGCAGGATTTGCTGGGAAAGCATATTTAAACTAGTAATAATAATTAAAAATTAAAAAAAAATGGCAATTAAATTCTTAAATGGTGTAGATCTAAATCAAAACCAGCTGATAGCAGCAAGGGTTGAAAATTTAGCAACGGCCCCTGCAACACCAGTTGAGGGCCAAATTTATTATGACAGTACTCCTGGAGATCAGATATTATATTTCTGGAATGGTACTTCTTGGGTTTCAACCGCTGGATCTGGAGGAACTGTAACAGTTGTAGGAGCAACTCACGCGGGTAATGCTTTTACAGCTAGTATAGGTAATAATGCAAATATTAATCCATCTGTTGATATTACTGTTGTTGGTAACTCTAATCAATATATAAATGGTGCTGGTAATTTAACAACATTTCCTACTATTCCTCAAGGAGATATTACAGCTATTGTAGCTGGATCTGGTATGACAGGCACATCTTTAAGTGGGCCTATTCCAACATTAAATGTTATTGGTGGTACAGGTATTACAGCAAATGCTGATGATATTCAAATAGATTATACTGGTACGGACAACGCTATTTTAAGTGCTGCTTCTAGAAGTGTAGCTCTTACAGATAGTATTTGGTTTAGCGATGATACTGATAATGTTATAGGTTTTGATACTGTAGCTGATTTATTAGCTTTAGCTCCTCAAGGTGATATCACTGGTGTTTCTGGAGGTACTTATATAACTGTAACAAATGGTAGTGGCCCTGTTCCTGTTGTTAGTCATAATAGTACGACTAGAGGTGATAGTACTTCTGCCGATTCTCCTCCTTTTGGTGGTAATTTTGAAGCTGTTACAAGTGTAACAACAAATTCAACTGGTCACGTTACTGGTATTGATGTTTCAACTGTTACTTTACCTGCGGCTAGTTTTACAAGTTTAACTCTTGCAGGATCTTCAGGAACAAATAGTACTATAACAAATGGAAATACAATTAGCATCCTAGCTGGATCTAACATTTCTACTACAGGTAACGGAACTGATGGGGTTACAATTGCATATACTGGTGGAACTGGTACAATGTCTAGTTGGACTTTATCTGGAGATTCTGGCCCTAGTCAAACTATTAGTAATGGAAATACAGTTGACATTGCTGGAGGTACATATGCTACGACAGTAGCTAGTGCTACAGATAGAGTGACTGTAAATGTAGATGGAACAACAGCTGCTACGGCATCTAAGCTTATTGCAAGAGATGGTAGTGGTTACGGTTATGTTATTACGCCATCATCTGGAGATAGCTCTACAAAAATAGCTACAACAGCTTTTGTCCAGGCTTCTTTAACAGGTTTATTAGAATTTAAAAGTGGATTCAACGCGAGTACTGGTATAATAGCTGATGGTAGTGGAGATGATTTATATACAGATAGAGCAATTTCTGTAGGTGATTATTACGTGGTAACTGTTGCTGGTAATTTCTTTGGAAATACAGCTACACCATTAACACCTGGTGATTCAGTTATAGTTCAAGACGATGCTGCCGCTGGAGCCGCTGTTGAAGCAGACTTTATAGTTGTACAATCTGATACAGATTTAGCAACTGGAACAACTGTAGGTTTAGGTAATGTAGCTGCTGGAAGTGGTATAGGGGTTGTTTATAGCGCAGGAACTGCAACAGTGTCTAACACATCTCCAAATATAGTACAAAATTTATGGAGTAGAATTGATGCTGATTCAGGAACAACAACAGCTAACAGTCCAACAGATATATTAGACATTGTTGGTGGTACAGGTATAACTACTTCAATTACTGGGGATGTACTTACTATTACTGGTTCTTCTACTTATCTTTTACCTCAAATGACAGCTACTACTCGTGGTGGTGCTGAATTATTTTCTAATACTGTTCAAGCTACTGCGGCTAACTCTGTAACGGCTACATCGAATAGAACTTATGGACTTCAATTAAACTCAGCAAATCAATTAGTAGTTAATGTTCCATGGGTAGATAATAACACTCAGCTTGTATCTAGTGTTGATGAGACAACTCCAGGCACTTCAACTGGAACACCGATTGTTGTTAATCCAACTACTGGTAATGTTCTTGTGCAGTCAATGGCTTATGATGGTAATACTAAGGTAGGTCACGTTCCTGCTGGAGGTACTACAACTACATTCCTTAGAGGTGATGGTAATTGGGTAGTTCCAGATAACGATCAAGGTGTAACAAATATTATTGCTTCAACAGCGAATAGTAGAGTAGGTCTTACACCAACTACTAGTTCTACTGGATCTGTTACAATAGGTCTTAATCTAACAGGGTTAACTGCTGTAACAACTCCAGTAACAACAGATACTTTACCTATCTATAATGCTTCAACTAACAAGAAGATTACAGTAGCTAATTTAGCTAATGCTATTACTGATGCTACTAGTTATGCTGAAACAATAACAGATACAGATTTAACAATTGATCATAATTTAGGGACAGAAGATGTGATAGTTCAATTGTATGATGTAACAACATCTGCAAATGTCTTTGCTGATATAACTAGAATTAGTACTAATAGAATTGGAGTTACGTTTGGATCAACTCCAACAAACTCAATTAGAGTATTAGTTCAGAAAGTTATAGCATAATAATAATTAAAAAAGCCTTCTTTAATTAGAAGGCTTTTAATTTACTTTAGAAGTGTATGAAGTTTTTAACTAACGTAGAAGTAGAGGAAGGTTTAAAAGATTCCAGCGGTGATTTAGGTTCTCCTGGTCAAATATTAAGTTCTACTGGTACTTTGACTAACTGGATAACACCTACAACTGGTGATATTACAGGTGTAACCGCAGGAACAGGTATGACAGGTGGTGGTACTTCGGGTACTGTTACATTAAATGTTATTGGAGGAACAGGGATTGATGCAAATCTTGGTGATATTTCGATTGATTCAACGGTATTAACAACTACAGGAAGTCAAACTATAACAGGAGCTAAAAGATTTAATGGTAGTATTCTCGATGCAGGTGGTTCATCAGGTTCGGCAGGACAAGTTCTTGCTAGTACAGGGGCAGGTCAGGTTGATTGGGTAGCTGCTGGTGGTGGTGGTGGAGGAACTATTAACGGTTCTACAGTTGCAACTAGAATAGCTTTTGGTGCTGCTAGTTCAACTACTGAAATAACTAGTGATCCTGGTTTAACTTATACTTCTCAAAATGGTTTAAGTGTTGGAGATACAACAGGAAGCGGAAATTCCATTATAAATATGGATAAAGGTTCAGCAGGACAATCTCGTATTGTTATGAGTGAATCAGGTACTGAAAAGTTGTCAATAAAACTTGACCTTTCTGAAGAAAGTTATATAACAGCAGCCAATAAACTTACGATAGCTACTAATGGCACAGCTAGAGATATACTAATAGATTCCACAGGAAATGTAGGTATAGGTGACTCAACCCCTTCGTCAACTTTAAGTGTAGATGGAGGAGTTCAGATTGGTAACGATACTGCTACGTCTGCGGTAGACCTATATAATAAAGTAGGTACTTTTAGATATAGAGCTACAACAGGAATTAAAAACTTTAGTTATGTAGATATGGTTATGCAGACAGGAGGAACGGTTGGTGCATCAACAGGAACTTATGAGTGGGTTAATATAGTACAAAACTCTTGGACATAATATGGCAGAAAAAAAATATATGACAGACTCTATTACTGTAACAAGTAATATCGTAGATAGTTTAGGTGCTACAGGAACTAATGGTCAAGTTTTGAGTTCAACAGGAACTGCAACAGAATGGGTTGATAGTTCAGGTGGTACAGATGCAGATTATTTTAGAGCGCCTTTGCTTTCGCTTACCACAATAAACAGCAGTTTAACTATGTCTGAGTATGCAGTAATAGGCTCACCTACAAATAATAATGGAGGATGGACTTCAACATCTACCTTAATTACACCTGCAAGTGTAGGTATATACGAAGTTAGTGTTATGTGTTATTACACAGGTTCTGTTACGAGGGCTAATGTTGGAATGACTGTTGCTATTGATGGTGTTTTTGACCAACCTATTGCGGCTATGGGTTACCTTAGAAATTCAAGTGGTCATAATGAATCTAGTCTTACTTTTACTTCTCTTGTTGAAATAGAAATAAATTCAAAAGGAGATATGGAAACAATTAGCATAGGATTTCAAAGACTTGCAGCAGCAGGTACTATAACTGTTGATGGTGCTAAAAGTGGTATAAGTGTTATACAGATAGCTTAATGGGAAAAGAGTATATAACAGATGAGTTGGAGGTTTCAGGAAGTTTTTGTATGCCTGATTCCGACACTCCAGGAACTAATGGTCAAGTTGTTACCAAAGGTAATGGAGGTATATTGCAATGGGCAACACCTTCAAGTGGTGGTGTAAGTAATTCATTTACTCCTGTTTATTTGAAAACAAATTTTGTAAATGAAACAGTTAGATTTACTAGTAGTATGTCGAAAAGAGATGTTTTTAACACCACTCCTGTTTTTTCTAGTGCTGGTATATCTGTTACAAATGTTCAAGATATAACAGTAACATCTCCAGGTATGTATAAAATTACACTAATGGCTTATATGACATCCAATAGTAATAGAACAAATTTAAGTTTTCAACTTGCTTTTGATAGTGTTTTTTCAGGGCCTGTTGCAGCTATGGGGTATATTAAAACCTCAGATGGTCATAATGAAAGTAGTGTTACTTATAGTTATACAGCTTTTATTTCTTCAAACGAAGAGATATCTGTAGGAGCGCAACAACTAACAAATTTCTTTAATACGGTTAATATAGTAGGAGGAACTTCTAGTTCAATTTCTATACATAAAATTGGAAAACAAATAGTATAAATTAAAAAAAAAGATATGATAACTTATTATTGGGATTGCACAAGGGTAGACGCTTACCCTGAATATGAGACAGGAGGAGATACTTATCCTGATGTTGTTTTTTATATAAATTGGAAGGTTATTGCAACCTCAGACGTATTAGATCCTGAAGGGATTCCTTACACTACGTATAACGAAAATTCTATAGAAATAGACGTAAGCAATATAACGGACTTTATTCCTTTTTCAGAATTGACAAATGAAATTTCTGTAGAGTGGACTAAATCAACAATGGGAGTTGATGGTGTTGCTTTGGTAGAAGAAGGTTTGGCTTATGGAATTGATCAGCTAATAAATCCTAGTGCTGTAGCTTTAGTAATATCTTAATAGTAGTAGAATTATTTTGCTTATATTTGTCTAAATATTAATAATTTAAATTAAATCAAATGTCAAAAAAATTAACCGAAGAACAATTAGCAACCTTACAAGGTTTACAAGAAGAATTTAATAAGGCAAAAACAGAAATTGCTGATTGCGAAATTAAAAAAGCTTCTTTAATAGTGAGTCTTTCAGAGATCCAAAAAAGATTTGGTGAAGAAGAAAAGGTTTTAATGGAGGAGTTTGGAGAAAATGTAATAATTAATCTGCAAACTGGAGAAATTAAAGAGCCTAAAAAAGAAGAAGAAAAACCTTTAGAAGCAGTAAAATAAATTACAATGGCAAAAATTAGCAACACATCGGCATATCCTAATATTTCAAACCTTGATGCAGCGGATTATTTAATTCTAACTGATGCTGAAAATAGTTTGTTAACTAAGTCTTGTACGATAGGTACGTTGCAAAGTTTTATTGCTAGTGGAGGTATTTCTCTTACAACAACTGGTTCTTCTGGATCTTCTACTCTTATTGATGGTGTATTAAATATACCTGAATATACAGCAGGAGATGTTAACTCTATAAACACTTTAACAGGATCAGTTGTTATTACCGCTTCTGGAGGATTAACAATTACAGAAACTGGAGCTAGTACAATGAATATTAGTGGTACAGGTGCTGGAAATTTTGTTAGTTTATCAGTTAACGGAAATTCTTCGGCTGCTACATTAATCTCAGGAGTTTTAAATATTCCTCAATATCAACGTGCTATTGCTGTTTCAACAGGAGGTTCGGGTGCAGCGAGTTTAATAGGAGCTAATTTAAATATTCCTTATGATCCAGTAACTTTAAGTACAAATGGAAATAGTGGATTAGCAACTCTTACAGGAACATCTTTAAATATTCCTCAATATCAACGTGCTATTACTGTTTCAACAAATAATTTTGGTGCAGCAACTCTTACAGGAGCTAATTTAAATATCCCTTACAATCCAGTAACTTTAAGTACAAATGGGACTACAGGAGGTGCTACGTTATCTGCTTCTAACAATTTAAATATTCCTGTTTACCAGTCTAATCTTACTCTTGCAACTAGTACAACTTCTGGTGCAGCTAGTATTTCTGGGGGTACATTAACTATTCCAAACTATGGAAATAATGCTGGAGGGCCTGTTCTTGCAGTGTTTAGATTGTCAATATCAGGTACTACTTTAAGTGGTAGTGCTTTTGTGAATAATTTTTCAGGATCATGGGTTTTTACTAGATCTAGTGCTGGGAATTATGTAGCTACAAATTCTAGTGCATCAATGACAGAAGGGTATATAATGTGTTTGGTAAATAATCCAAATGTTACAGCCTCTCCAAATGGTGCTGGTGGTGGAACTTATCCAGAACAAACAATTGCTGAAAGAAAAACCTCTACTGAAATAAAAATAATAAATTTTGATCTTTCTACTGCTGGAATTGGAGTAAAAAAAGACTTTGGAGCTTCTGATGTATGGGTTGAAGTTAGAAGTTACCCTCTATAAAATGGATATAAGAAAAATCTCTATAGGATCTGATTATAAATCTAATGCAATGCATTATATTGTTGGTCAAAATGTTCTTGGAGGATCTTATCATATATTACATATTCTTTACGATTTTGATTCTTATAAAATATGGATAATAAAAGGAGATGAGGTTGTTCTTTGGAAAGAATTTAAAAATACATTACCTATATCTTTAGAGTATAATATTAATTTTTAATATGAAAAATATAATTCAAAAAGATTGGAAAGATATACTTTGGGAAAAAATGTCAAAAGAAGAAAAAGAATCACCAAGTGTATTTAATAAAAAACCAATTGAAAAGGCTAAAAAGAAATTAGTGTAAATTAAATAAAATTAAATGAAATCTCCTTATAGTTTTATTGTCAGTCCAAAAAAGGGCAGGCGATATGATAACATAAAAAAATACGGAAATAAAAATTTTATTACAAGCTCTTCTGAAGAAGATCATAGCTCTTCCAATCGTTTTGCAGTAGTTGTTTCTACTCCTATTAATTATAATGGCCCAATAAAAAAAGGTGACACTCTTTTAGTTCATCATAATGTTTTTAAGTTTTATAATGATATGTATGGTAATAGAAAAAGCGGTAAAAGTTTTTTTAAAGACAATTTGTTTCTCGTAGATCCAGATCAATTTTATATGTATAAAAATAAAAGCGAATGGATAGGTCATGACAAGTATTGTTTTATTAAGCCTTTAGAGTCAAAAGATGGCTATCTTAAAAAAAGTTCTAAATACGAACCATTAACTGGAACAGTAAAATATATAAATCAAGATCTTTTAGACAAAGGTGTAAAAGTTGGTGATGTGGTTTTGTATCAGCCTGATTCTGAATATGAATTTCTTGTTGATGACGAATTGCTTTATAGAATGTTTACTGATAATATCACTGTTGTGTTATGATATATCACAGAGATGGTTTTTTGGATTCAGAGTATTTTAATGAGATTAATAATTCTATAAACAGTCAAGAATTTATTCCAGTAGACGTAGGTAATGCTTTTTTTTATGTTCAGCCTTCAAACAAAAAGTTTGATGATTATGTTATTAAAAAGTTAGAAAAAATAGAAGGTAAAAAATTATCAAACATAACATCTTTTTTTAGAGTAGCTACAGATCAGCTTGATGCTTCTTGGAGAATACATTCTGATTTAATTGTTAATGGTGAAAAACCAGATAGAGCGTTAGTTTTTTATCTTTCTCCTAAAAGAAGAACTGATTTGCATGGTACTGCTTTTTGGAATCATCATATTCATGGAGAAAAACTTTTTGATAATTGCACAAATGAAGAGTATGACACTATGATTAAATTAGATTCAAATGATTTAACTAAGTGGAAACTAAGACAAGTTGTTGATTATAAGCCTAATAGATTAGTATCATACCCAGCAAATTATTTTCATAGTAAATACCCTAATGAGGGTTGGAAAGAAGGAAGAAAAGTTTTTGTAATGTTTTATAAATTTAAATGAAATGGATGTAAAAAAAATTAAACTTCAAATTATAAAAGCTGGAGAAAAAGCTGTTCAACAATTAATAAAAGTTGCTGAAGAGCAAATTATAAAGTATGGAGAAGATGATGAATTAGCAGCTGATAAATTAAAGAATGCTGCGGCAACTAAAAAATTAGCTATATTTGATGCTTTTGAAATACTAAAAAGAATTCAAGAAGAAAAAGACGAAATAGAAGGAGTGGATAATAAAACAAATAACGCGCCAAAAGGATTTGCTGAATCAAGATCAACATAAATTATATATAAAAATTGTAGACTTAATTCCTAATAATGTTTTAGCTACTAAAAATAAAGCTAAATCTTGGAAATATGGGTTTAATGAAAAATACGATATTGTTGTTATTTCTAAGTCTGGAAAAATAGGAGATATTATTTCTATTCAAGGATTAAGAATAGCTCTACCTCTTTTAGAAAAAGATATTTATATAAAAAGTAAAGTTTCTTCTGAACAATACTGGAAGGCTCAAGAAATACCAAAAGCTTTAACTAAAATAAAATCTATATTTCAATGGCATAATACGTCTTCTAGCTTTAAAAATCAATGGGTTGATTATATAGAAAAACAGTTTGATTACAGGGAAAAAGGTTACTGGTTTAAAAACAATGGCGTTCCAACTTATATAACTGGTTCTCATTGGATGTATATTCAGCACACAAAAATAGATGTAGGCCTTCCTGATTTTAGGGAAGCAAATAGAATATTTTTTATTCACTGGGAAGCTTGTAAAGCAGATAAAAGATCTTTCGGTAATGATTATTTAAAAATTAGAAGATCTGGTTTTTCTTATATGGGAAGTGAAGAATGCGCTAATATTGGAACAATAACTAAAGATGCTAGAATAGGTATTCTTTCTAAAACTGGAGCTGATGCTAAAAAAATGTTTACCGATAAGGTAGTTCCTATATCTAATAATTATCCTTTTTTCTTTAAGCCTATACAAGATGGTATGGATAAGCCTAAAACAGAATTAGCATACAGAGTACCTGCTTCTAAGATTACTAAAAAAAATATGTATGAGGATGAGGTTGATGAGGTTGAGGGTTTAGATACAACGATTGACTGGAAAAACACAGGAGACAATAGTTATGATGGGGAAAAATTAAAATTGTTAATTCATGATGAAAGTGGAAAGTGGGAAAAACCTAATAGTATAATAAAAAACTGGGGGATTACTAAAACTTGTTTGCGTTTAGGTAGTAAAATTATTGGCAAATGCATGATGGGATCAACATCAAATGCTTTAGATAAAGGAGGTGAAAACTTTAAAAAGCTTTACTATGATTCTGATGTTACTAAGCGTAATTCAAACGGTCAAACAAAAAGCGGATTATATAGTTTGTTTATTCCTATGGAATTTAACATGGAGGGGTTTATTGATAGATATGGAATGCCTGTTTTTTACACTCCTGAAAAACCTATAATTGGAATAGATGGGGAAATGATTACTCAAGGAGCTATTGATTATTGGCAAAACGAAGTAGATTCTTTGTCTAGTGATCCAGATGCGTTAAATGAATTCTACAGACAATTTCCTAGAACAGAATCTCATGCTTTTAGAGATGAAAGTAAACAGTCTTTGTTTAATCTTACTAAAATATATCAGCAAATTGATTATAATGATTCTTTAATGATAAAGCAGCATATGACTCAAGGTTCTTTTTCTTGGCATAATGGTGTTAAAGATACAAGGGTTATTTGGACTCCTGATAAAAGAGGAAGATTTTTTGTAACTTGGATACCTGAGAAATCATTAAGAAATCATGTTGTTATAAAAAACGGAAAAAAATATCCTGGGAACGAACACATTGGATCTTTTGGTTGTGATTCATATGATATTTCAGGTGTTGTTGTTGGTAAGGGATCTAACGGTTCTTTGCATGGTATGACTAAATTTAATATGGATACAGCTCCAAGCAATGAGTTTTTTTTAGAGTATATTGCTAGACCGCAAACAGCAGAGATTTTTTTTGAAGAAGTTTTGATGGCTTGTATATTTTATGGTATGCCTATTTTATGTGAAAACAATAAACCAAGATTATTGTATCATTTTAAAAATAGAGGTTATAGATCTTTTAGTATAAACAGACCAGACAAAACATTTAATAAGCTTTCTAAGACAGAAAGAGAGTTGGGTGGAATACCTAATTCTAGTGAGGATGTAAAGCAGTCTCATGCTTCTGCTATAGAGTCTTATATAGAAAAACATATTGGTTTAGATTTAGTTGGAAATTATAGAGATCCTGATGATATGGGAATAATGTATTTTCAAAAAACATTAGAGGATTGGGCAAAGTTTGATATAAATAATAGAACAAAATTTGATGCCTCTATTAGTTCAGGTTTAGCTATAATGGCTAATCAAAAACACCTATACACACCAGCTAAAGAAAAATCAAAAATAAGCATTAACTTTGCTAGATATAACAATAAAAATTCTATTAGTCAATTACTTAAATAAATGAAAGACGTAAAAATACAAGTTAACTCAGCTGCGTTTCCAGATCAATTTGCTTCTGATTCGGTAAAAGACACTATGGAGTATGGGTTGCAAATAGGACAGGCAATACAGTATGAATGGTTTAGAAGAGATGGAGGATCTTGTAGGTTTTATTCTCAATGGGCAGAGTTTAATAAATTGAGATTGTATGCTCGTGGAGAGCAGTCTATTGCAAAATACAAAAACGAAATTTCTGTTGATGGAGATTTATCTTATTTAAATTTAGATTGGACACCTGTTCCTATTATTCCTAAATTTGTAGATATTGTTGTAAACGGTATGAATGATAGGCTTTTTAAAATAAAAGCTACTGCTCAAGATGCTATGTCTGCCGAAAAGAGAAATCAGTTTCAAGAAATGATTCAAAGCGATATGATTGCAAAACCTTTGTTGCAACAGATAAATACTGACTTTGGAGTTGATGCTTTTCAAACAAGCGAAGATGAGTTGCCTGAAAATGATCAGGAGTTAGAGCTTTTTATGCAAATGAATTACAAGCCAGCTATTGAGATAGCTGAAGAAACTGCTATTGATACGATATTTTCTGCTAATCACTATAACGAAAGTAGAAAAAGAATTGATCTTGATATTACTACTTTAGGGATTGGTATTGGTAAACATATGTTTCTTCCTGGAGATGGTGTGAGGGTTGAGTATTGTGATCCAGCAAATATCGTTTACAGTTATACTGAAGATCCTTATTTTAAGGACACTTTTTATTGGGGTGAAATAAAAACAGTTCCAATTACAGAACTTATAAAAATTGATCCTACACTTACTAATGATGATTTAAGTGAGATTTCTAAATATAGCCAATCATGGTATGACTATTATGATGGCGCGGCAGCATACAACAACAGTATGTTTTCTAGAGATACCGCTACTTTGCTTTATTTTAATTACAAAACTACTCATTCTTTTGTTTACAAGAAAAAGAAAATGTCTGATGGAACATTTAAAGTAGTTCAAAAAGACGATCAATTTAATCCACCACAGGAAATGATGGATGAAGGAGATTTTGAGAAAGTGACTAAAAAAATTGATGTTTGGTATGATGGTGTGATGGTTATGGGTACTAATATTATGCTTCAGTGGAAGCTAGGAGAAAATATGGTAAGACCAAAATCTTCTAGTCAATATGCATACTCTAACTATGTAGCTTGTGCGCCTAAAATGTACAAAGGATCTCTAGAGTCTTTAGTTAGAAGGATGATTCCATTTGCAGATTTAATCCAAATGACTCATTTAAAAATACAACAAGTTGTTTCTCGTGTTGTACCTGATGGTGTTTTTATAGATGCAGATGGATTAAATGAGGTTGATCTTGGAACAGGTAACGCCTATAATCCTGAAGATGCTTTAAGGCTATACTTTCAAACAGGTAGTGTTATTGGTAGAAGTTATACTGGAGATGGAGAGTATAATAACGCAAGAGTTCCTATTCAGCAATTAACATCAAATAGTGGCGCTAGTAAGATGCAAATGCTTATTACTAACTACAATCATTATTTAGATATGATAAGGTCTGTAACAGGCTTAAATGAAGCGAGAGATGGATCTAGTCCTGATCCTAATTCTTTAGTAGGTGTTCAAAAATTAGCAGCTTTAAATTCTAATGTAGCTACTAGGCATATTTTAAATGCAAGTTTATACATAACAAAAACTTTAGCTGAATGTTTGTCGATTAGAACAGCAGATGTTTTAGAGTACGCAGACTTTAAAGATGAATTTGCTATGCAGATTGGTAAGTATAACTTAGGAATACTTGAAGATATTAAAAATCTATACTTGCATGACTTTGGTATTTTTATAGAAATGGCTCCAGATGAAGAAGAGAAAGCTATGTTAGAGCAAAATATTCAAATGGCATTATCTAAAATGGATATAAATCTTGAAGATGCTATTGATATTAGAGAACTTGCTAATATAAAAATGGCAAATCAATTGCTAAAAGTTAAGCGTAAGGCTAAACAAGAAATGGAGCAACAGCAAAAAGCTCAAGAACAGCAAATGGCTTCTCAGATGCAAATGCAGGCGCAGAAAGCCGCTGCTCAATTAGCGCAACAAACAGCTCAAGCTGAAATGCAATCTAAAATTGCTGTTAAAGAAGCTGAAACATCTTTTGATATTCAAAAACTCCAAACAGAGGCTGAATTAAAAAAACAATTAATGCAGGTTGAATTTGATATGCAAATGCAATTAAAAGGTGTTGAACAAGAAAATATATTATCTAGAGAGGATAACAGAGAGAAAGCTAAAAAAGAAAGGATTAATCAGCAATCAACAAATACTTCTAAAATAGCAGAGCAAAAGAAAAGAAATTTAACTTCAATAAACTTTGAATCTAATGAAGATAGTTTAGATGGATTTGATTTTGCAGAATTTAATCCAAGATAATTAGCTTAAATATATAATTAAATTAATACTAACTTTGTAAAAAATTAAATCAAATGAGTTTTGAAGTAAAATCAGTTGACGTAAATGTCGAAGAAAAATCAAGAGCGCAAGTTGAAGAGACTCTTTTAAAAAAACACGAAGAGCAATTTGAAAATACAGCAGATAAACCTGTTGATGATGGAATTGATCGTGTAAATTTTAGTAGTCAGGAAACCCAAAAAATAAAAGTAGAAGATACCCCTGTTGAAGAAACAGAGGTAAAATTAGAAGAAAATGACGTTCTTTTATATATTAAGAATAGATATGACAAGGATATAAATTCTGTTGATGAATTATTTGCGGAAAAAGAGGCAAATAAAGATTTACCAGAAGACGTATCTAAGTATTTAAAGTATAAGCAGGATACTGGTCGTGGCATTAATGACTTCATAAAGTTACAAGAAGACATTGATGAAATGGAGGATAATGCTATACTTACTAGCTATTATGAATCTACCGAAGAAGGGTTGGATCATCAAGATATCCAGGACATTATCGATGATAAATTTTTATATGATGAAGATTTAGATGATGAAAAAGATATTAGAAAAGCAAAATTAGCTAAAAAACGAGAGCTTGTAAAAGCTAAATCTTTTTTGAATGAGCAAAAAGATAAGTATAAAGTTCCTCTTGAGTCAAGTGGGGATGGATTATCTAAAGATCAACAAGAAAGTTATAATGCTTACAAGAAATCAGTCGAGGACTCTAAAAGTGTTGCGGAGCAAAACAAAAAGAAGTATGAATATTTTTTAAATAAAACCGAGTCGGTTTTTAACAATGATTTCAAAGGTTTTGAATTTTCAGTTGGTGATAAAAATATTTCTTTTAAACCAGGAGATGCACAAGAATTAAAAAATCGTCAAGCAGATGTCAATAATTTTATTGGCCAATTTATGGGAGATGATGGTTTAATATCCGATGCTGAGGGATATCATAAAGCACTAGCGGTGGCTATGAATCCTGATAAGTTTGCTAAACATTTTTACGAACAAGGTGTGGCTGCAACTATAGATAATGTTTCTAGAAAATCTAAGAACATAAATATGGATGTAAGACAGCAATCACAATCAGTTTCTAAAAATGGAATAACAATTAGACCTGTTAGCAGAAGTAACGATAATGGAAAGGGACTCAAAATTAGAAGTATTAAAAAACAATAAATTTTTAAATTATGGCAGTAAATGCAACACCAGGATTTGACTTGCAGCCAAGTGCGCAACAAACTCCTTTATCAACAAATTATATAAATAACTTTGATTTCTTGAATCAATATCTTCCAGATGTTTATGAGAAAGAATTCGAACGTTATGGAAACCGATCAGTAGCATCATTCTTGAGAATGGTAGGCGCTGAAATGCCTTCTAACTCTGACCTTATTAAATGGGCAGAACAAGGAAGACTACACACAAAGTACCAGGCAGTAACTTCAGCAGGAGCCGCTGGAGTTGACAATGCTGTTTGGACTATTCCTAACAACATCCAAAACTTTAACCCAGCATTAGGCGGAACATCTAACCAGGCAGCTTTTAGAGCAGGTCAAACAGTTATGATTTCTGACAATACAGTTGGTTCTGCTTTACAGAATAAAGGGATTATTACAGTAGCTCCTACGGCTGCTAATCCAAATCAAGTAACAATTGCATATTACGAAGCAGGTGGTCAGACTATGGCTGCTGGTGTTTCTTGTGATATCTTTATCTACGGTTCTGAATTTGCTAAAGGTGTAGAAGGAATGCAAGGTTCTTTAGAATCTGACGATTACTTTTTTCAAAACAAGCCAATTATAATCAAAGACAAATATGCTGTTTCTGGTTCTGATATGGCTCAAATTGGATGGGTAGAAGTTACATCTGAAAATGGCGCAAGCGGATACTTATGGTATATGAAATCTGAGCATGATACAAGACTTCGTTTTGAAGATTATTTAGAGACAGCAATGATTGAAGCAGTACCAGCAGCAGCAGGTTCTGGAGCAGGAGATTATCTTCAAGGTGTAGGTGCAGGATTAAGTGCAGCTGATTCTTCTGGATCAGAAGGTATTTTCTATGTAGTTGGAAACAGAGGTAATGTTTTTGGCGGTGGAAATCCAACAACTCTAGCTCAATTTGATAACATCATTCAAAGACTTGATAAGCAAGGATCTATTGAAGAAAACGTTATTTTTGTAGACAGACAATTTTCATTTGACATTGACGATATGTTAGCAGCACAAAACTCTTACGGAGCTGGTGGTACTTCATATGGTTTATTTGACAATGACAAGGACATGGCTCTAAATTTAGGTTTCACAGGATTCCGTAGAGGTTACGATTTTTACAAGTCTGACTGGAAATACTTAAACGATCCTACTATGAGAGGTGGTATAAACGCAGGTGCAGTAAACGGACTTTTAGTTCCAGCTGGATCTACAACTGTTTATGATCAAATCTTAGGTAAAAACGCTAAGAGACCATTCTTACACGTTAGATATAGAGCTTCAGAAACTGAAGACAGACGTTATAAGTCTTGGATCACTGGTTCTGCTGGTGGAGCAAAAACTTCTGACTTGGATGCAATGGAGGTAAACTTCTTGTCTGAAAGAGCTGTATGTACTTTAGGTGCAAACAACTTCTTCTTATTCCAAAAAGCGTAAGTAGTTATTATTAAAAGAGGGTGAACGGTATGCAGGCAAATGTTCCCTTAGTAACCCTCTTTTTTTTTATATAAATCAAATCAAATTATATTATTATGAATAAAAAGAAACCAGAATTTAAGGCGAAAGCCTATCGTCTAACAGGAAACAAAGCGCCTTTGTCTTATATGTTATCCTCTAGACATTCAACAAGATCTCCTTTATTATATTTTGACGAAAAAGAAGGTACTAACAGACCTTTACGTTATTCAAGAAATCAAAAATCTCCTTTTGAAGATGAGCAAGATGGTAATGCTATTTTAGAACCTATTGTTTTTGAAGATGGAATGTTAACGGTTCCTAAAGAAAATCAAGTGTTACAAAAATTTCTTCATTTACATCCTAGTAATGGTAATGTGTTTCAAGAAATAAATAAAGAGCGAGATGCTAGTGCGGAACTAGAAGTTGTTGAAATGGAAATTGAAGCTCAAATAGAAGCTAAAAAAATTACAGCAGACATTAAAAAACTAACTCAAGTTTGTCGTGTATTAATGGGTAATGGAGTTGAAAACATGACATCTCCTGAACTTAAAAGAGATTTACTTGTGTATGCTAAACATAACCCAGAAGATTTCTTAGACACAATTAATGATCCTATGCTAGAACTTATGGATGATGTTCATCAGTTCTTTAATGCTACACTTTTAACTTTTAGAAATAACGGTAAAGATGTTTACTATAATCTTCCTAATAATAAAAAGAAAATGATGACTGTTCCCTTTGGAGAGGATCCTCATTTTATTGTAGGATCTTTTATGCAAAGTGATGAGGGATTAGAAGTTTATAAGCTTCTTAAAAATAAAATAAAATAAAACTTTAAGTAAACAATATTGTTTACTTTTTTAAGTACAATTTTATGTAATAGAATTGAAAATTAGCCGCCTTAAAAGGGTGGCTTTTTTTTATTATCTTTGTTTTTTATTAACCCATTAAAAACTTTTTATAAAATGGTAAAATTTCTTAAAATTACGAATGCTCCTATTACTGGTCAATTGATTAGTCTTGATGGAGTAAAAGCAGTTGCTACAGCAACAGCAACAGCAGTGGCAGTTACAATCGATTATGTTGATGGAACTACTACAACGGTAACAACAGATGCTCAAGTAGCTCACGATGTTTACGACTCTATATTAAACAATATGGAAGTAGCTTTAGCTACATCTTGGCAGAAGCCTTATTTTGAAGTGTCACTTCCAAAAGCAGTAACAAGTATAGTTAATGCATAACGCATTTAGTTAAACTATTAAAGAGAGGTTCTAAAAAAATAGAGCCTCTTTTTTTTTTGCTATCTTTGTGAAAAGAATTAATTATGCCAATAAATGATGTAAGAAATACGGTATTAGCGATAGCTAATAAAAACAACTATGGATATATTTCTCCGCAAGATTTTAATTTGTATGCACAACAATCTCAAATGGATATATTTGAAGATTACTTTTATCAATACAACGCTCAGCTTACTAAAGAGAATCAGCGTATGTCAGGTACTGGATATGCAGATATTACAAAAGGATTAATTGAGGTAATTGATTATTTTTCTGTAACAAGACCTTTGTCTTTAAGTACAACTCCTCCAACTTTAAGTAATGTCTATTATTTGCCTTCACAAGCAACTACTGGTAGTGATTATTATTTAATGAATAAAGTTTTAGTTTACACTACATTATTAGCTTCAGGGAAAACTACAGGTACTTCAGGTGGTAATAATGCGATAATAGATGCTAACGCTACGTTTATAACAAGCGGTGTAAAAGTAGGTAGTACAGTATCTTTAGTAAAAAACGGCATAACTCAATACGTTACTGTTACACAAGTTCAAAGTGAAAACAAATTAGTTACAACTGACAGCATCAACAGCACTGTTGTATGGGATGCACTTCTTATTTCTTATAATATTTATAATTCAAGTGGAATTCAAGAAGCAGAAAAGGTTACTCATAGTAAAATAACTATGTTAAATAATTCTACACTTACAGCTCCATCAATAGGTTACCCTGCTTATTTAGAAGAAGGTTTAATATTGACCGCTTTTCCAGATAGCATAAATAATATGGGTAGAGTTTTTTCTCAGTATATTAGATACCCTTATACTCCAAAATGGACTTATGTTTCAATAACTTTAGGAGAGCCTATGTTTGATGCCAGTCAAGCTGATTACCAAGATTTTGAACTACCATTATCAGACGAACCTGCTTTAATAGCTAAAATATGTAAATATGTAGGTTTAGAAATTAGAGAAGCCGATGTATATGCATTTGGAACAGAGGCATTAGCAAACGAACAACAAACACAAGCATAGATGGGATATATAAATGATTACGCATATTATCAAAATTCAGGAAATAATCCTAGCGATGAAAACTGGGGATCATATCAGTACGTTTCTCTGTTTGATATAGTTAATAATTTTATGTTAATGTATCAAGGAAACCATGCTTTAATAAACAATATTGAAAGATATCAAATTTTATTTCATGCCAAAAGAGGGATTCAAGAATTAAATTATGATGCAATGAAGGAAATAAAAATCCTTCAATTAGATGTTACATTGGATTTAAGGTTTATACTTCCTCAAGACTATGTTAATTGGGTGAGAGTTTCTGTTCACAAAAACGGAGTATTAATGCCATTGACAGAAAATATTCAAACTAATTGGTCTGGAGCTTATCTTCAAGATCATGATTCTAATATTTTATTTGATCAAGATGGAAATGTATTACGACCTCAACAATCAGAAGTTGATTTAGAGCGAATGATGCGTGGAGGAAAAAGTATTTACCTAAATGAAGGAAACGCTTATAACGGTGCTGAAGGCTATTGCTATGATGGTAGGTGGTATTTTGATTATGCTGTTGGTAGTCGTTTTGGTTTAAATACAGAAACAGCTAACTCAAATCCTACATTTACAATTGATAAACAATCAGGAGTAATTAATTTTAGTAATATTTCTAACGCAGCTTCTGTTGTTTTAGAGTATGTATCTGATGGTATGGAAAACGGAGTAGATGGAAATGTTCAAGTTAATAAATTGTTTGAAGAGTATATTTATGCTTACATTAAATATTCTATATTAAACGGAAGGCTTGGTGTACAAGAATACGTTGTGTCTAGAGCAAGAAAAGATAAGTCATCTTTATTGAGAAATGCTAAAATTAGATTAAGTAATATTCACCCTGGAAGACTCTTAATGAATATGAGAGGTAAGGACAAATGGTTAAAATAATATGCCAATAACTACAACAAACTTTATATTAGGCAAAATGAACAAGTCTGTGGATGAAAGAATTCTTCCAAAAGGACAATACATTGATGCTTTAAATATTAGATTAGGATCTACAGAAGCTACTGAAATAGGTGCTGTTGAAAATTCAAAAGGGAATGAACTTCTTGCTTCTATTGAATATGGTGGTCAAGCTTTATCTGTAGGCGCAAAATGTATAGGTGCTTATGAAGATGGCATGAGAGAAACTATTTATTGGTTTATTCATGACAAGACTAATCAAGTTGCTCCTGAAGGAAAGGTTAGTTTAATAGTTTCTTATAATACTAGCCAACAGACTCTTCAATATCATGTAATTTCAACATCTGTTTTAAATTTTAATGAATTATATTTAATTACAGGAATAGATTTAGTAGATGGAGAGTTGTTGTTTTTTACAGATGATTATAATCCGCCACGAGTAATAAATGTTAAAAGAAATTATCCTGATCCTATAGCAAATGTAGATCAGTTTACTGAAGAATTTATAAGTGTTGTTGTAAAACCTCCAGGGTTTGAAGATAGTGTTGGAAATCACATTCCTTTATCAGTTCCACAGGTTCAATTAGTAACCCTTCCAGGTAATGAGAATTATATGGAAGAAAGATTTATTTGTTTTGCTTATAGATACAGGTATATAGACAATCAGTACAGCGCTACATCTTTATTTACAAAACCTGCATTTAACACTAATGATTTTCAATTTGACACTAGAAATTACAACAATGTTGGAATGACAAATCGCTATAACGGTGCGGTTATAACATTTAGTACTGGTAATGAGTTAGTTAAAGAAATAGATTTATTATATAAAGATACTTCTTCTAATATTATTTATGTAATTGAAAGATTTAAAAAAGAAGATTTTGGTTGGGCAGACAACACGAATAAAACATATTCATTTACAAATAGTAAAATATATACTACTTTAGGATCTGATGAATTATTAAGACAATATGATAACGTACCTCGTTTTGCAAAAGCGCAAACAATAATGGGTAATCGTTTATTTTATGGAAATTTTATAGATGGGTATGACTTTAAAAGAAATAGTAATTTAGGAACTAATATTTCTTTAAATTATTCTACTTCTTATCTTAGAGAAGATCTTTCTTTTTTAAGTTTAGAACAAGGTATTCCTGAAAATGGAGTTAATTATACTATTAACCCTTCTCAGTCAACAGCAGTAGAAAATTCTAAAATAAATGTTGATATTTCTGAGATAGCTGACAAACTAAAAACAGGATCAATAATAAATTTTTCTTTTAATTTTACTCACGACAGTCTTAACGGAACTTCAAGTACAGATTGTTTTAGTGATAATGTTGAATTTAAAAATGCAGATTTTAATTTAGATATAAGTATTACATTAGAACAAGATTATTCTAGTCCTTATGATTTATTTGTTTCTAGTCAATTTCAAGATGCATTTGGAACAGGAACTTTAGCTGATGGAAGATTTTTACCTATACTTGATGCTCAAAATGGAAACTCTTTAACTGATTTATTTAATAACGCTTTATTATCTCCTGCTGTTTCTTGTGTTTTTACAAAAACCAATAGTAGTATAAATGATTCCACAACACAACAAGGAGTTACTATTACAGCAGTACCAGGGGACAATAGTTTCGATTTGCAAATTATTGCAATGAACTTTCAAAATATAGATGCTACAGATCCACTGAACCCAATAACAACAAATATTTATGAGTATTTTAGATTTGTAAGTTCTGAAACAAGTTATACTGTTGATGCAGACACAAGTAGTTTGCATAGTAATAGAGATTACGAAACAGGTATTGTTTATATGGATGATTATGCTAGAGCTTCTACTGTTTTAGTTTCAGAATATAATACCATATATATAGAGCCTGCTGATTCTGTTAATAAAAACACTATACAAGTTCAAATAAATAGTGTAGCTCCTTACTGGGCAACAAAATATAAATTTGTAGTAAAGCCAAGTTTAGCAGATTACGAAACTATATTCTCTAATTTCTTTTATATTAGACCTTCTGACAACATGATCTTTTTTAAATTAGAAGGAGATAACGCAAGTAAAGTTTCAAAAGGTCAAACTTTAATTGTAAAAAGAGATGTTTCAGGAGCATTAACAAGATTAGAAAAGTGTGAAGTTTTAGATGTAACACCAGAATCTTCAAACTTTTTACAACTTGCTGGTGAAACTGCTGAGGAAGAAAGTCAATTATCTGGACTTTATATGCAAATTAAAAATCAAAATTTTAATGTTGTTTTAACTGATGATGCAGTTGTTGAACTTGGTAATCAATTTGCTTCATCATCAACACAAGGTTGTTCTGATACACAGAGGAACATAGGGTATCCTTGTTTTATAACAGATCCAGACACTGGAACGACACTAAATTATACTATCCCAGGAGGTTCTGTTATTAAATTAAAATTTAGAGCTAACAGAAGTGAAACTGGAGCGCCAGGTGGAGCGCCTCATTATCAATGGGTGTGGGAGCAAGAATTTGTAGCAACTAAAGAATATTCTGATTTAAAGAAATGGTATGATGGTGATAATATAAATGTTGCATTAGCTCAGCCTGGAAATGTAAATGGATTTCCTTCAGATGATATAGTTGCAAGTTATGATTCAACTTATTATACGCCTTCTGTTCCAACAATTTTTAATGAATTTGCATACGCTAATAATGTTCCTTGTGAAAGATTTAAAGTTAAACTTGCTTTTTGCCAAGCTATTCCAGGAAATGAAACATCTCCATTATATTTTGGAGTGAATAGTGGTATACCTGGAGCTAACAGAGCTTTTGCTTCTGATAGACAATCATCTATTGAAGCTGATATTATTGTGTTTAGAGCTAACACTTTATTGATTTTTGAATCTGAACCATTAGATGCAGATCCAAATTTTTATTATGACGCTAGTGAAATGTTTGATATTGACTCAAACGGATTCCACTTATCTGGAGGGTTAATTGAACAAGGTGATCAAAATCAAACAAGCAGTCAAGATGCTATTGTTAATTTAAATTTTGCCGATGTTTATACTTTTGGTAATGGTTTAGAAAGTTTTAAAATAAAAGACCAATTAGCTGGAAAATCTTTTCAGTTAGGACAAAGAGTCTTAGCAGTTTCTAATCAAGATTATAAAGAAGCTGACAGGTTTGAGGGGTTAACATACAGTGGGATTTACAGTAGTAATTCTGGATCAAACAACTTAAATGAATTTAATTTAGGTTTAGTTAATTTTAAAGATTTAGAAACTTCTTATGGGCCTATTCAATTATTGCATTCAAGAAAAACAGATATACTTGTTTTACAAGAAGATAGAATATCATATGTTTTAACAAGTAAAAATTTACTATCTGATTCAACAGGTGGAGGTGTAATAACATCTGTTCCAGAAGTTTTAGGCACACAAATATCTCGTTTAGAAGAGTATGGAATTAGTTTTAATCCAGAAAGTTTTATTGCTTATGGGCCAAGCGTATTTTTTACAGATTCTAAAAGAGGTGCAGTATTAAATTTATTAGGCGAATCTAACGGTGGAGGTGCAGATTCTCTTAGAGTTATTTCTGAATTAGGAATGAGGTCTTGGTTTAGAGAAGAGTTTTATTTAAACTTAACTACTCAAAAACTAGGAGCTTTTGATCCTTATATGAATGAATATGTTTTATCATTAAATCAAACTCCTATCCCAATACCTCCAGAAGTGTTACCATGTGGTACTCAAGTAACTAGAAATGGTTTACCTGCTGGAGAAGAAATATCTACAGTTATAAATTATGGAAATTTAATAGGAACAGCTCCTATAAATTATAATGTAACATCTGGAGATATAGTTATAACTGTTCTTTGGAACGGAGTTTCTGTTACAAGTGGAAATTTATCTGGTTCAGGTGTTTATAATTGGGATAAAACTTTAAACACTCCTAATGATGCTACAATTACCATTCAAGCGATAGGAAGTCCAGCAGATTTTGTTATAAATTATAATTGTGTTGTAGGTGTTCCAATCACTGTTGTTAAAGTTGTTCTTAATTCATCTGTAGATTCTAATAAATTTATTCATGCAGAATATTTTTGGGAAAATTCAACAAATATAAGTCCTGTTGATAGTGATTTATGTGAGTTTGGAAATTCTTCGTTAGTAGCTTCTACTTTTGACGTTCAACAAGGTGTTAGAGGTTTAGGTGTTTTCCCTCTTGATGGAGTAGATTTAACTATAAGATCTAATAAAATAAATTTTGATAACTATGATTGGGGATTCCCAAATGATAATTTTAAATATTTATCAAGTAACACTTTATATTCTAATACCGTAAGTGGAATTAGTTCATTATTATTAGGCGCAACTACAATACCAAATTCTAGTGTCACAAATCCTTCAAGCGGTTTGTATCAATCAGAAGTTGCAAGTTTATCTATACCATTATCAAATCAGTATTTATATTTAATATATGATTACAGAACAACATCGTGTCAACAATTTTGTTATGATGCTACAGATTTTACAGAGGCTTGTTGTGAATGTTCTATTCCATGCAAAGCGTTTCCTTGTAGTAGTATTCAGCAAGATGCATCTATAATATGTAATCAACCATTGTCAAATATCTATTATCATACTGGTGCTGGCGGAACACCTGTTGTTGGAGATTTTGTTTATTCATCAGCAATTTGCAGCAGTAGTTCAGCTGTTCCTCTTTTAGCTGGATATTATAAAACACAAGGTAATAAATATATACGAGTAACAAGTAACGGAATAGTAACAGAAGTAGTAAATTGCAGTTAAATATAATATTATGGCAACAATAGGAACATATTGTTTTGATGGCGTAAATTTTGCGCAAGCAACATCTTTATACACAGATTCAGCGCTAACTAATTTAGCTCCTGATGGTTATTATGCTCAAGGCGCAATATCAAGAAGACAATTAAATGGTGTTTTATTAAATGCAGTTTCGTGTAGCTCTTGTGTCGATCCTTGTGGTGTAGGGGTAAATGCTTCAGTTAGTAATAATGGTCTCTTTTTCTCTCAATTTGGTTTAGGAGCCGATATTGGCGCTATTGTTGTTTATATATATGCGTATTCTACGATACCTGATGGAATATTAGCTACTTATAATTCTAATACATACAACAGACTAACTTGTTTAAACAATAATGGTAGTACAATTACCGAAAATGGAGGTTCAAATATTCCATATGCAGGGTTTAATAATCAAGGAACTGAACTTCCGACATATATAGGAAAGAATAACACAAACTTAGTGAATAATTCTCCTTATAACGTAGTGCCTGGTACTAATTGTGTGACTAGTCAACAACTTAGAGATTTTACTTTAATTAATGGAACTTATGTTGATCAAGGAACAAGTCAAATTAAAACAGTAGTTCCTACTCAAGTAGGTACTGCTGCTGTATCATATGTTTATACTATGGTTATACCTAAAACATCAGCATCACCATCTGTTTTAGATTTACAAATATTTGCTCCCATTTGTGGCACTGCTTTTAGTTATAATTTAGATTGTCCTGTGCTTTTAGATAGTTTTCAAGGATCTGCAAGTCAAGCAAATACAACTTGTGCTGCAAATGTAGCAACATATTATTTTGTTCAAAATGCTCAATGGGTGGGTGGAAACACAATAAGTCCTAAAACAAATTCAACTCCAGAAGTTGGAAATTGGGTTTTTACAACTAATACAGGATCAGCTTATTTAAATGACACTAATACAGATTTATATTACATTATAGATAATACCACTTATATTAAGGTAAAATATGGTGTTGTAATAGAAACAGGAAATTGTACTTAAAGAATAAACAATATGGCAACACCAATATCAAGTTATACATTATCTTATAATCCAGATGCGGCAGGAGTACTTTCTCAAGAAGGTGGGTGGCCATCTTTCTATTCTTTTATTCCAGACTATATGATAGGAATGAATAATTATTTTTATAGTTTTAAAAGAGGTAATTTATGGAGACATAACACAAATGAAACTAGAAATAATTACTATGGAGTTCAATATAAATCCACTATAACTAGCGTTTTCAATGTAGAGCCTACTTTAAGTATAAAGCTTTTTAAAACAATGTCATATGAGTCTACAACTACTGTGGCTGATACCAGTCAGGCAGCTTGGAGATGTGTTGAGTTAAATACTGATTTAACAGATGGTAGTCCAGGATCAATGTTTTCAACATATTTTGTTCAGAAAGAAGGAGAGTGGTTTAGTTTTTTAAGAAACAATGCTGGAACTTTAAATTACAAATCTCGTTCCGTTAACGGAATTGGAGTAGCTGATAGTATTTCAACTCCAGCGGTTGGGTTTACAACAATTAATTTTAACAATGCGGTTGGTTCAATTATTAGTATTGGAGATTCTGTTTATGCTGTTACCACAGCAGGAGGTGTAGCTACAGCTGATCCAGCTATAATAGGAGAAGTAACAGGCGTAACAACTAACAGTATTACAATTGAAGATTCAAATGTGTTGCCAGTTATTGTTGGACAGTTTATACTTTACAGTAAAAATTCAGTTGCAGAGTCTCATGGAGCAAGAGGTTATTTTATGCAATTTAAATTAGAAAATGATTCAACAGATCCTGTAGAACTGTTTTCTGTAGGCTCTAGTGTGATGCAAAGTAATCCTTAGAATTTATCTATATTTGTTATATGAAATTATCTGTACGAAAGTTAGAAGAAAAAGATTGGGAAGTTTTACCAACATGGTGGAATGAGTGGCCTAAGTGGGTGCAACCAGCAAGAGATGCATTACCTGACAATGGTTTAGGTGGTTTAATGATTGAAAAAGGTGGTATTCCTGTTTTTGCAGGATTTATATATGAAACTAATTCTAAAGGAGTTTGGTTAGAATGGATTATATCAGATCCCGAATATAGGTTATCTGATAGACAAGAAGCTTTAGAGCTTTTAATTAGTAGTGCGGAAAAAATAGCAATAGAAAAAGGATTTAAATATGTTTTATTTATAGGTAAACATAATAATCTAATTGACACTTTTGAAAAATTAGGATGGCATGTTGACCGCACACCATCATACGAATTAATGAAAAAAATACAATAACATGGCAGTAGTAACATCAGCAGTAGTAGGAGTAGCCAGTGCAGGTTTCTCAATATACCAATCTTTTGAACAAAAAGCTAAAGCTGAAAGGAAAGCTAAAGAAGGAATGGAAGCATCGGACAAATTAATAGGTGAGGCTGAGATACTTGCTGAGAAAGAAATGTTAGCAGGAGTTCAGGTTCCTTTAGATGCGTTTGAATCAGAAGCAGAGCAAACCTTACAAAATTCAAAACAAATTATAGATACGCTTCAAGATGGAGATGCTAGATCTTTAGCTGCTGGAGCAGGATCTGTAGCTGGTCAAAATAACTTAATAGCTCAAGAAGCTCGTGAAGATAAAGCATCACTTATATATGAAAATGAATTAATGAAAGCTGAAGAAAAACAAGATATAAATTCAGATTTAAAAGATTTTAAAGTAGCTCAAGCAGTTGATCAAAACCTGATGGCTAGAGATGCAGAAGAAGCTGCTGCACAGGCAACTAACAATATAGTAGCAGCTACAGGACAGATAATAACATCAGGTGCTTCTTTGGCTCCTTTGTTTCCAGGAGGAAATAAAACACAAGAGCAAAAACTTTTTGATAGACAAGAAAGATTAGATGCTAGAATGGAAAGAAGAAGAACAAGAAATTCGTAAGAGTGTTTAAGTAAAAGATTAAAAAAACAAAAATGGCAGAAGATAATTCAGTACCACAAGGAGCAAATAAATATTCTGTTTATGCTCAAAGAGACGTAGATAGCACACAATTTAACTGGGCAAACGCAGCAGCAGATATTACTAAATCCTTTACTGATGTTCGAGATGATAGAAAAAAAAGAAAAGAAGATTTAGAAGATGGGTTTGATAAATCAATGTCTTTACTTCAAGAGGTAGAGGCAATGCAAACTAAAACTGCTGGAGAAAAAATAACAGCAGCTTCTCAGGCTTCTGTTGATGCGTTAGTTAAACAAAACGAACTGATGAAAAGTGGAAAGATTTCTGTCAGAGATTATCAAAGATTTGAAGCTAGGTTGAAAGCTGGTTATGCAAATGTAAACAAAGTTGTAAAAGGATGGGATAAATGGCAGGGTGAGACTAACACAAGAATGACAGAAGGAACAAGTGGTTATTTAGAAATTGGAAACGCTCAAGATGTTCAGCCTTTAGGTGATTTTTCAGACTATGAATTAGTAACGAATCCATTTACTGGAAACTTATCTTATGCAAAGTTAGAAGCGGATCCAAACGATCCTAATAAAAAGATATTACCAAAAGATGCAAGTGCGTATAAACCACCATCAGAGGTTTTTGCAAGTATGAATTATCGTCAAAATAAATACGATGCTCGTAAAGCTGTTACAGGAATTACAGATAATGTAGCTACTGTTATAACAGCGTTTCAAGAATCATACGAAAAAGATGGTTCTGGAGGAAGTGTTAAAAGTCTTGAAGATTTTAGACAAATTGGAAAAGTTGGAACTTCTGGTTTAGGTTATAATGAATGGTTGGAATCTTCTGTTAACTCTGTGGTTAATAATACAACTGCTGGTCAAATTTTATATGATAATGGTTATGGCGCAGCTAAAACCCTGGGGGATTTTCAAAAACGTTTTCCAGGTTTAACACTAGATAAATGGATAAAATATAAAAATGATAATGGTGTTTTAACTCCTGATTATCAACCTGGTCAAATAAAGAAAGCAAAAGAAATAGTTAGAGATATGATTGAGTCTCAGATAGATAGTAAATTTACTCAGACTTCAGGAACAGGGCCTCAATCCGAATCAGCCACACAGGCTGCATTAAGATTAAAAAACGAAGCAGTTATAGTAGACTTAGATGTAGCCGCTAAAATTGCGGCTGGTAACTTTGATGATTTTATTTCGGCTGGATCTCAAGGGATTGTTGGGGTTAACCAAAGGCTAACGGATGCTGGAATTAGATCAAAGGATGGTTTTATTGATTCTATTACAAGACAAGGAGATGAGATTATAATAGAATATCAAAGTACCAGAAAAGCTACTCCAATTAAAAGAAAAAACTCAGATGGTAGTTTTAGAACTACGGAAGAGATAGCAAAGGAAGTATACCAATTAATTTCTCCTAATGGACAATCTTTTGTTAATGATTTAGCAACTGCTAAAAAAGGTGGATTTACGTTTGATTCAAATGTAAGGGATAAAACACCAGCAGAGGTTGAGTCTATGTTAGAGATAGAAAAAGCAACAGAATATTTAATAGACAGCGGAGTTGCTAATCCAACACCAGCACAAATAACAGATGCTATTGAAAGTGGAGAAATTGAAGTTACACAAGAAGAGTTAAAAGAAGTAATGGAAAGCGGTGATATACCACAGGTATACGTTGGCGAAGATGCGGTACAATACGCTTCAGTAGAACCTTTAAAGGTTAAAAATGTAGGTGATAACATTCAAAGAAGTGTAGGAGCTAGTATGAATGACACAACAGGTGCAGATTATATAAAACAAAAATATAATTCTGTTATGGATAAAGATGATGATAATTTAACTACAAACACAATTTATGGCCCAAGTTTTAGTGGCAAATCGGATAGAGCAAAAGCTCTACAAGGCCCTATGCAGGCAACACTAAACGGTTATCTTCCTGTAAAATTAAAGGGAAAGGTAGACATGACTCTTAAAGATGATGGTACGATAGAGGTGAAATATGATAAAGAAACTTTAGATATACCTGGTGTTACTAACATAACTTTAGGTCAAGAAGAAACATTTGTAAAACTTGATGCTATAACAAACCAGATAGCTCAAGATGTTACAGCAAGGTATAATACAGTTAGGAGTTCTAGAAAAGGTGGATCGCCTACGCCAGCAGAAGTGGCGGATGCTACACCTACAACTCTAGTTATTGATGATATTATTGTTCAACCAATAAATGCTCTTGAAGGTGATGATTTAGCAGTTATAGAAGGATCAGGCCCTATTACTGAAGATGTAGTTACTGAAGATGTAGTTACTGAAGATGTAGTTACTGAAGATGTAGTTACTGAAGATGTAGTTGCTGAAGATGTAGTTGCTGAAGATGTAGTTGCTGAAGATGTAGTTGCTGAAGATGTAGTTGCTGATGATTTAGTATTTCCTGATGATGAAGGTTTTGACCTATATAGAAGCAACCTCAACAGGGATAAATCAACGGATAACGAGGTTGTTCTTGATGAGAATGAAGCTGCGTATATGGAAAAACTTATTCAAAAAAGAATAGCTTTAAGTAAAATGCCAGGCGTTGGAAGTTCAAATGCAGATGGGCGAGAAGAAATATTAAGATCTATTGCCAATGACAGCACTCTTACGGACAAAGAAAAAAAGGCTATATATAGAAGATATAGATATATAGATGACCTTCATCATGATTATTTAGATGCTTTTAATAATTCTCCATATCAGATAAAAGCTAGAGAAATTTTAAAGTCTAATATGACTATACCTGAAATGGATAAAGCATTAAAAGATG